CCGACCGATGAGCTTGGAAAAAAACGCCGCATGACACAGTTTATTTTACGCCCCCAGGTATAACTGAACGAGAAGCAGAAATTTTAGAAAGCCTGCTCAATTCTATCAGGTTCTTCGTCTCCCAGCAGACAACCGACATTTCCGCAATCAGAGCCTTGTTGGATGCCCGATACGGACTTGAAGCCGAATACTCCGATAGCAATCCTATGCTTGTCGAATTGAGGGCGCAGACTGGATATTTGGAAAAACTTAGTGACTATATTGGAAGGGTGTTCGCACCAAGCCCCAATTCTAAGGGACCGGCTCTTCGTGTTATAATGCAATAAAAATAAAGCGGTAGGAGAACATCTTATCGCTTTATACTTATGATAATCCTGTAATTATTTACTTCAATGGTCGTATATGTCACAGAAATTTGCTTCGACAAAAAATATATAGAAAATCTTACCTTTTTGAAGACCTACAAAAACCCTATTATCACCAGAAGCGCGGAATACGTCAAGTTCTACCTCTCTTGTTACAAATGAAGGCAATTTGTCTTTTGGTTTAATGCTATTATATGGTATTGGCTCCATCCCGTATGAATGTTTATGAGACGACCGTATCTCATTCCATCCAAGCTCACATAACTTTTGAAGCCTTAATATAAAATTGAGAAGAAAAGAATGGTCTTTGCAACCTTTGATAGATACGTCCGAAAGATATTTGAAAGAAAATAGCGGATGGTCTATTTCAGACAAATCACTTATTTCACCTACGCTGATTTTATTTGAGTTTATAATACTCTGTATAAAAGAAAGCCCATCATCACTTTTCTTTTTCTTGTTTTTACCTTTCCCTCTCATTTCTTCAACCGTGTTTTAAAGAATGTCTTAATCTTATCCTTTGCTATCACATTTCCTTCTCCGGTTTTAGTGCTTTTCCACGGATGTTCATTATGGGTCATATTCATAAGACCAAGTGCGGAATATACTCCATATACCTTAAATACTTCATTGAATAACGCTTCTTCTTTCCTGTCTTCAAATTCAAAATCAAACTCAGAATCTAAATGAATGCCGTTTTTACCGTTACTCTTATATTCATCATACACGGAAGGTACTACCGGGCCATACATCCATGCCTCAATTTCTTCATCAAACAATGGAGTCCCAAAATAAGCTAAATGGAAACCTTGCTGATAGTACAACATCTTTTGGAGCTTCATGTTTGTCATAAACTCTTCTCCACAACTGACTTGTTCTGCTTTCTTTATAAGAACCTTTGCTATATCTGATGCCTTGTATGCCATAACTGAATTATTTTTAATTAGTTATTCATGAAAGACAGACCCTAAAAGAGGTGCATTTAGAACACGCTTATGACACTTATCACTCTTTACTTAGGATTTACCTGCCTATAACATTGCAAAAATACGCCAATATTCCCATTTGAATCCGGAAATAATAACAAAATTAGCAAATTATGTTTTTAAACATGATTATTTAAAGAATATAATAAAAATCCCCGAACGCTACGAACGGGGATTAAAATATTCTATTTTTAAGATTTCCAAATTGCTTGTCAGAAAAATCACGGTGGTTATACAAAAATCGGTGTTCTATTTTTCAGATTCATCTTGAAATTTCAATGGCTCGCAACTACCTAACCTCGCCAAATTGATACTCTTGCATACCCATTCAAACAAATATGCAGACGGCTCATCTCCATGTTCCATGCCTATTGCATTCTCTATCCCATCAACAACGTGGCTCGCCTCATGGCACACAACACCCATTCTCATGTCATTCTTGCTATGGAAAACCACAAGCTCCCCTTTCATGTTTGTATCATTCCTGACTATATCGTCAAACGTAATAGCATAATATTCGTCACTATTACCGAAGTTTAACTTAGTACCACCTTCTCCATGAAACTTGCTATTGATATATTCTTCGTCTATACCTATGCACACCCATAACTTTCGGGGGTATATTACAGGGTCAAACTCATATAATAGCTTTTTCTTGCTCATAGTTTCACCTCCACTTCTGTCACATACATCTTACATACTTCACGCCCTAACTCGTCATAAGACACACGCCTTACAAAGCCAACATCCGAAACCTGTACTCCGGTCTCATCCTCAAACTTATTCAGAAGCCCGGCTATCTTGTCGTTCAATTCCTGCTTCTTTTGCTTTATCTCTTCAACGTCCATAGCCTTAATTATCCGCTTTCAAATAGATATTCTTCAGTTCATCTTTTCTCAAAGTACCATACTTTATTCCCCGGTCAATACGCTTTCTTGCATTGCCGTCCTTAGCCTTGTCAGTGTTCTTTGAGCTGTCTTTAGACACTATCAGCTTCACCAACTCATTCAACGGAATAGGCTCTATCGTATTTCTATCCCAAATGGAACTGAAAAACTCCTTGGCAGGCTTTCCCATAAGTAGTTTCTTTTCCGTCTCCTCTCCTACCTTCTCAAAATGCAAATAAGGCTCCGATACAATATTAAAATATGGCAGCAAAGACTTCTCGTCCGGCTCGCTCACCATACGTGTCTTCAGAAGTTTCAAGTACCTTCCACCTGTCTTTGTCCTACCGATGGCAAACACCCCGTCCGCAAAGTTTGAAAGAATCTTGCTCCCTGCCATATTTGTCTTTGACAAAGGCTTCCATTCCTCTATTTTAGGAGTATGCGCTATCACCATGATACTGATTTTCATTTCACGTTTTAATCTCGTAAGCCCGTCCATGATAGCACCTGCATACTCCGCTTCCGATGTCTGGGTGGAAAGGAAAGACAGGTTATCCAGTATCATAACCTTTGCTTCCGTATCAATCAATTTATCCTTAATCCCGTCAATCACGTTCATGCTGAACTCATCGCTACCCACGTTGTCCGATATGGTGCAACGGATAAGCGACTTCGGGAAATCCGCGTTCTGATACCTCCTTGCAAGCTGCCTGTCCGAAAGCTCAAAGTCAAAGTAAAGGACACTCTGCGGATTCATTTCCACATCCATACATTCACTCTCCCCTTTGGCTATCTCGTAGGCTATCTGTGTGGCTAAAATTGATTTTCCGATACCGCTGTCCGCAAACAGGAACACAAGTTCATTCTCCCACCAAAAATCGCCCCAAAGCCTATGTATAGGCGGTTTCTTCTTGCCGTCCTCTATGACAGACTGCATATCGGAAGAGCTGAACAAAGGTATTTGCTCAACCACATCCCCATCATCGGGAATATCGCAACCTCTTTTATCAAATCGCTCTATGTCGGCTTGTATCTGTTCTTCTTCGGTCATAGTTATCCGTTTAAAATTGAAATAGCTTTTTCAACATCATCTACCGACAACCCTAAATAGGTATCAGTCTTAATAAAGTGTTCTTCTTGCTCAAGAAGCATATCGCTATCATCGTCAAGTATCACGTAGTTAAAATCAATCCCAACTTCTTTTCTATCCCAATTTTCACCGTTATCAGAATGGATATGGGTGTCAATCCATTGTTTTATCTCAACACCACGGGGAATGCCAAGATGAACGCCTTGCATAATGTAGGCATACGCTCTTATAGTCACTCCTATAATCCTGTCTGCGTATGGGAACAGAAATGGTACGGAATGGCCTATAGTAGTTAAATAGTTCTTCGTATCTTCCACCGTGTTTTTTCTCCAAGAGGAAGACATGACAATCATTGCATCCGTAGCATCTATAATCTTTCCAAGTAAATCACACGCATCCTTATCAAGTGCGTAATGAGACTTCTGCGTGGAAATTACTCCATCTATATCAAGAAATATAAGTTTGTCCATATACGATTTGTTTTTAGCAAGGTGCGCCAGCGTTACAAACGCCAAACGCACCCGTTACCTTTTCTACACATGGCAGATAGGCTATTGCACAATTTCCCAGTCTTCGGCAAACACATCACTGATAGACGGAACCCATGAATCGGCGCGTCCAGTATTCTCGTTGTAGATAAGGCACTGACTTGTATAGTCAATAAATCCTTTACCTTTCAGAATAAGTTCTTTGGCCGATTGTGGAAGTGATTGCATCTTTGGAATAATGTCGCTTTCGATATGGGCAGGGACTTGTTTGAATACCATCAATCCTTTACCGTTCCAGCCGCTCCTACGGATAGCAAGACCGAATTTCAACGCTTCAATAGCTATGCCGAAAGACATTCTTGGAAGTGTGGTAATACTCGTTTCCCCTTTTGCAATAGCCATTCTTTGTTCAAGAATAGAACCATAACACCCCATGATTTCGCGTTGCAATGAGAGCAAAAAAGCCGGATAGTCATCCTTTACAACTTCACGGAACTTTTCAGAATCAACGAACACGGCACATTTCTCGTGTCGTTCTGCCAGCTCTTCATGCTCAATATGCAAGCGGTCAAGAAATGTTTCCGCACATTTATACGCTTTCTCAAACGGTTCAGCCGGAGACCAGCTTTCATATCCGTCTTGATACTTCACATGATAACCTGCTTTATCCTTTTCTGCTTCGTTAGGCACTCTACCTGCTTGTAAAAGACCTCTCTCATACGCTTCGCCCATTGTCATAGGCTCTGCTTCAATCTGTTTTGTTCCAATGTACTTTTTCATATCAATTCAATATGGTTTAATTGTTTCTTGATTCATTAATTTCGCCATAAAATCATGCTTTTCTTGTTCGGTTGCTTTTCGTACATCACCTCCCCACATGAAGTTTCTAAACCCCGTACTCTTTTTAATTTCACCATCATTCCATCCTACAAGAATCCCATAACCGTCACCAGTAACGCATCCGTTATAAACGAAAACTCTTTTATCTATCGGATTGTACATTTCCGATTCTTTACTTGATGGGATTCCATACAGAAAATCGCCAATACAATATTCTATTCCTTTCATATTTGTCTGATTGTTTAATGTAGTAATTATCCATAATAATCAATCCTTAACCCATTCGGACTTAGTTACACAATTCATAGACTTAAACCTACCTGTCACCTCATTATGGCCGTAGGAGTACACATAGCAAACGCCTTCTCCTGTAATATGAGCGGTAGATTCGCCACCCACATACAACTTGCAAACGCTACCTTCCGGCACATGGAACTCAACCTTTGAAGAAAGCACCGTAGTAAGCGTGCAATCCTGCTCTATTTGCCCGTTAAAGTCCACGTAGAGGCAAGAAGTATATCCGTCCTTATTACGCTTCCATTTCCCGTTAATGTAATCGGAAAACGTCCGTTTCATATATTGGATATCCATTCCCCAGCCAAAAGCCGCCGCATCCGCCAGCATTTCGACACCGTTTGAATCAAGTGCCATATCCATCAACGCCTCCTTGCTCGTAGCTTCATCCCACTTGTCTTTGTATGACGTGCACAATCCGAGCATCATGGCATTACGTTTAAAAGAAAGCAAATCATTCATTGTTCAAATATTTATTTCTTTTCTCTTCTGTATTAAAATCGTCTGCACGGCCAATAACCTTTTGTGATAAAATAGTTAATCCACTTTTATCTTTTCGAAATACAGTTTCTATAGCTATATCATTTTTATGTCCGAAATCAACAGATATGATTATGTCTCCACACTTTTCAATGAAAACATCTTTGTTTTTCATACAATAGGGAATTTTTCAAGTTCTACCTCAATAAGTTCATTAATCCTCTTCACATCACTATCTGAACAAGGAATGTCCTTATACATTCTGACAGACCGTATAATATTACGTGCATGAATATGAGAATGCTTTTCTAACGCGCTGTACGACACCCCGAATCGGTCATGCGCAACCACAAACACTGCAGGTCTTGCCATTCTTTTTACGAACGGTATATTTGTCTTCCCTTCGTATAAAGACAATGGAGATATGGGCGAATATTTATCCTTGCAGAATGCTTTGTTTACGCAATCGCACACGATACGCTCAACCTTTCTTATAACGCCCGATTTTAAGCAATCTTTTCCTTTTGACATACTTTTCTATGATTTTCTGTTGGTCTTCATTAAGTATTTCTCCGCATATATACATATTGCCGATTACATATTTCTTGAAGTCAATAGTCTTTTTACCATACAACCCCAATCCATTATCAACGCCTCTTGGAACCGATGGTGTAAGCACATGAGTATTGACACAGCCTTGAACTGGAATAGCGTTTATATCAAAAACTATACGCCCTTTCTTCACCCGTATTCCACCTGTCTCAACATCGGGTATAAATACTCCCTTAGTAACCTCTCCGGTCGTTTTATCCTTGAAAGATACCCATTTTACGCCCGGATGGTTGCCTATGTTTATGCGTATGTGATATACGTTGTCAGGGCTATACCTGTCCTTCCTCGGTTTTATTTCCTCCATCGAACACCTCCTTGGCTTCCTCCGCCATTATAGCCTTCTGCTCAAACTCCGCATTCGCCTTCACGTCCTCTTCGGGCGGCGTTGTGTTCATGGCCTTATCCAAGTCCTTCATCTGCCGTTCCATCCACTTCATGTAGTTTTCAGCCTCTTTCTGCGCTTCATTAATATCCGTGAACACAGCCATTGGCTTGATAAGGTTCGCTTCCGTCACTACTTTCATTCCATCCAAGAACTCCTTATTGGTAGAAGTCGTATCGCCGAACATCTCATTCTCTTTGCCTTTGATAGACTTCTTGAAATCCACCATGTATTTCAACCAAGCATATAGGGATGTTTCATGTGCCACACCGTCCAATCCTACTGCATAAGGTGTCGTGAACACTCGGAACCCTGTGTAGTTCTTAAACATTATTCCAGTGCGGCATACGATTATCTCGAACGAACCGAAATTCTCTCTCTCCAGCACATCGCTTTCTTTGATGATGAACTCAAAGCCTTGTTGTTTCTTGTTCTTTGCCATAGTTATTATGCTTTTTCGTATGTTTTTTCAAATATGTCTGGCTTGCATGGGTAGAACTCTCCATTTATACCTTTGATAATATAGTCCCCAAAACTTGCAGTCATAATACCTTCAAGTGTTTCTATTTTTATTCCACCGTTAGAAATAACTTGCTGTATTGTAGATTTTCTACCGAATACTGATGTTTCAGTACCACATCCAAGAAAATCAACACATTCCAAAATGGAATTTTCATCGTGTTCTAACCTAACCGCTTCAATAACTACCGGTTTCTTCCTGTACTTCATAATTATTCCTCCGTCTTAGCCTTTCTACCTCTATTCGGTCTGAACGCCGTCTTAGCGTCCTCTACCTCGATAATACACTCTCCCTCATCCTCAACTGTCGCCACCGCCTCATTCTCCTTCAACTCCTCTTCAACGACAGGATTAGCCTTCTCTTCCGCTTCGTCCACAACCGACTTACCGAATCTCGGCTTCTCCTGGTTCATGTTCAACTTCTGCATATCCATAGCGTACTGTAACTGGTACACCTTGAACTTCTCATCGTCCGAATCAATGATTTCATCCGCATAGCCTGGATAGTGCATAGCGATTGTTCTTCTGTTAGCCTTCGTAGCCATCCCCAACGCCTCCTCATCCACGTACATATACGGGTGAATCGAAATAAGACCGTCAATAGGCGACAAGCGTCCGAACGTCTTCTTGTACTCGATAAGTCCGTCAGCCCTCTGCTCCACAATTGCGTAGGCGTTCATAAGGTTCTTCTTCTTGATAAGGGCGATAGCCAATATCCAAGTAAGCCCAAGTTCGGGATTTAACTTCTTTGGCAGCTCCCTCAACCTCGCAAAGGATAATGCCTCTGATAATGTATCTGTCTCTAAAAACATAATATATAGGTTTTTATTTGTGATTATTCAGTCGGGAAAGTATCATCATATCCGAACGAGCATCCGTACACGTTGGTGAATGCAAACGTCACCTCCTTGTAATTCTGCCCTTTCAAAGTGTCACTCTTAGGCTCTGTAGCTCCGGTAAGGTACATCAGCACCTTCCTCTTCCTCGCCGTGTCACGGTAAGCCATCTTGCAGCCTGAAACGAAATCCAAAAAGCCGTGGTAAGCCGAATCGTCCTTCTCGTCGTTCTCCAAGAACACCAGCGTCAGCTTTATGCTCGTCTGCTTGTAAGCCGGAGTACCCGCAACGTACACATCGGCCTTGCTCGTCTCCGCGAAGTCCTCCGAATACACGTTCTTAGGCTCCCCGTAAGCATTAAGACCGGTACACTCCTTGTATCTCAATCCGGGAAACTCCGTTTCCAAGTCCTTCCAAGAAGCACCAGTCTCACCGTAACGAATCATATAGAATTTATAATCTGCCATACTACACGTTATAACATCCGCAAATATAATTAATTATAATGATTTATTCAAGCTTTACTTTAATATTTAAATATTATGCTTATATTTGCAAGAGGCTTTGATATAAAGTGAATAACACTTCATTTTAAGTTAGTATTTCAAAAAAAAAGGCATCCAGCTTGCGATAAGTAGGATGCCTTTCCGATTTGTGCATTAGCCGAACATCAATGTGCGTCTCTGTTAATTTGGGGAGCAAATCTTCATGTGCGTTTTTTTCGTTTTAAGTCTTCCTGTACATTCGGATTTTTCCAGCTTGGCTATCTTTTCTTGCGCAAGCTCCAAGTCTTCTGATATGCGTAACAATTGCTGCATAAGCATCCTGTTCTGTCTTATAAGTATTTCTATTTTGCTTTCCATAATGTTAATTATTTTAATATAAGTAAAGTGGTACATAGATTTTCAAGGCTGCATGGTGTGTGCAACCTTAAAAAGTGGTTATAACTTTTGGTTATATGGTTATGCAGCCGGATTCATTTCTCCTTTTATCTGCTTGATGGCTTTCTTCACGTCCCAGCCGTTTTCATATAGAGCTATGATAAATCTCCTACCTCGCTGTGTCCATACCGTATATATGTTGGTATGTGTATTACCTCTTTCACTTGTGAAAATGTTTGTTCTCGTTTCGTTCATGCCCCATTTGTCGTATGGTGATTTAAGAAGCCATTGTCCGGACTGCTTGAACTGTATTCCAAGTTCCTTCAACTTACTATTCAGCTTTTCAGCAGACATACCTATCTCTTTTGCTATTTGAGTTGTGGTAAGAGCGTTAACGCTCTGCAAGTGGTTGTCGTAGTAGCTTACTTTCGGGGCGGCTTTCTTGATTTCCTCTGTCTGAATCTCGATGGTTGCTTGCTGCTGCTCTGTTTGGGCTTCAAGCTGCTTCAACCGCTCCTCTCTTTTGGCAAGGGTAGATTGTGCGATTGTTAGCGCACGTGCCATGATTTCTTCGGGAGTGTCATCTTGCTTGGTGGAGATGTAGCCGCCTGTCTTGCGGATGGTCTTTAGAATCTCCTTTACGCCTTTCTTAAATTCTTTTGCTATTGGCTTTCTGCTCTGCATGAGGACTTCGTATAAGCCATCTTCGGTTAAGAACCACATTTCGTAATTTCTACCATCTACGAAGATTGTTCGTAGATGCTTTTCTTCCTCATCTACAGTGCCTACCATTCTTGATACATCATAATAACCTTGTGACGTTTTCGCATAATCAATGCACTCTGCCACTTCTTTGGCAAGGAACATCGGATTTTCGGCAGTTCCGTAAACTGTAAATGAATGACCTAATAATTCAGCTTTCTTAATTACTTGTATATTTTCCATTTTATTCCTATATTAAAAAGTAAAGGGCAAATCCCAATGAAGCCTAATGTGGTTGTCTGCTCCAAAGGGAAATGCCCAGCAATATCTTTATTCCAGTCGTTCGACAACCACGAAGAACGACTAACAACGTTGTTTACATTGCAAAAATAATGGATGATTTCCACTTTACAATAGCCTAAAAATGAGGTAAAAATGTCCTTGCATTTGCGTGCATCATCCTGCATGATTGTGCACTAATAAAAGTTAAATCACATCGAAAATAGATGATAATTTATACTCATTCTTAATAAACCATGTGTATAATACGTAAAAAGGCATATTGTATTTATTTCATGATACCATGCAATGATTATTCAAACATATATTATTGTTATATAGGCTATTGAAAAATAAGGTTGTAATTCCATCACCTTGCAAATTTCACAAACGGGTATATGAACAAATGGAAAAGGTAGAGTGTTAGCACTGCACAGATTGGCACAATCCCTTTTCTGTGTCTGATACGCCGGAACATACTCCTCTCTTTGAGAAGGATTCCGATTACCGCCTTTTGGTAAGCGGTTGCTTTACGTCCAAGCAACTCTGTTTCGCTTAGGACTTGAATCGAGTTTGTTAGCATAACAAAAAAAAGCGCACGTTCACGGCTGCTAACAAACTCATAGGAATTTAGTTTGAGGACATTTCTGTTACCCCACCGTTCGTGCGCAATATCTTACATTATGATACTACTTGTTATATGTATTGGCAAAAAAATAACTCCAATGATGAAGCCATAGGAGTTTGCCGCTCCTATAAGTTGTTAGCACTGCAAAGAAAAGCATATTTTTCAATATAGCAAAACTTTGCGGTGTGTTTTTTTGCACATAAAGCATCATTTTTCTTTATTTTCTGAACGTGCAACATCCCAAAGGCTACTAAGTACATAACCAACTGATATGGTTGTTGTATAGTCTTCCGGCATTTCGTATGATTCTACTACACGAGTAAAATCATTATCAACAATATATCTTACAGTAGTAAGTATGGCATATCCTCCACGACTTTTAATTCTAAACTTTTGGTCTATTGTATATCCGTCATAAAAATTTTCCTCAAATGTATTAATATCACCAAATTCTTCACGATGTTTTCTTATCAAATCATAAACATCATATCTATCATTACCTTCCAAACAATTAAATGAAGTGTGAGTTTTATTATATTCTTCTATTATCTTTTTCGCCACAGATATAGCATTAAGATTGCTCCATATAGCCCTATTGCATTTACGAACTTCTGTACTTACGGGTTTGTAACTTTCATAATCGTAAGCTGTTTGCTCCATGTATTCATCTATCAAGTCTTCTCCTTTTGATTGTTCTGATTTGCACGACATCAAAGCTATCGCAACCAACATCAGTAATAAAATCTTCTTCATAATAACATAATTTTAATTGTTAGTCAATGAATCAATATATACGCAATCTTCCCAATATTTAGGGACTCGCAATATTTCAAGTTCAGCCATCATCATACCTCCATTAGAAATGTCATAAAAAGACTCGTATAGTCGTTTAAAAACACATTCGTCAAACTCCACTACCAGTTCGTTGCTTATACCAATATCTAAAAGGTAGATATATGCGTTATTGACAATATAATCAATACACTCATGTGTATCACACTCAGCAGATATGCTACAAATATCTTTCTTGAAGTCCATAAGGAACGTATATATTGCATTCCTTATTCTCGGATTTATCTCACGCATATTGTCGTCTGACAAATACTTCCAATGAAAATTCTCTATGCCATTCCTCACGTGAACCGCAATAGCTTTTGCCAAACGATTCTTGTCGCATAATATTTCGCTTGCCATTTGTTTCAATAACGCTTTGTCCTCTTCGGATATTTTTATTTCCATGATTTTAATCGCCTTTCTTGTTCAACAGCCTTTCTTCCGTCTGCTTCAATGTATTTTTCTTGATATTTAGCTGGTGCTCCACTATAAGGTCGTAGTCACAATTACCATCACCACCTTTGCTTGTCACCACCAAAAGCTCCAATAGCATCAAGAACAGAAAAAGAAATACGTAAAATCCTAATGCTATTTTGCTTTCTTCAAGAATACTGAACAACGCCTGCAATTCTTCCAAGAAACCTGTGTCTGCTTCTTCATAGTCTTTACGAACTACATCGGCTACCTGCATTTTTGCTTGCAGGTACGAATTTAGCTGTTTGTTGTAATCTTTTAAAGCATTCTCGTTGGCTTTAGCTTGACCACTTAGCGGATTTTCTACATTTCTCTTGTTTACGCTCGTCACTTTTTCTTCTATTGGATTCCCATCCTTATCAACCCCAGTCTGCTTTGTTGTTGTACTTACATCCGTAGCCACAATAACAGGATTCTTTGATAATAATTCATAAATCCTAATATTCTCTCTTCCTATGGAATCTATCTGCTCAGTAACCCTCTTTATGTCAGCATCTAAATATGCCATACGCTCAGGAATCGCTTCATTAATCTGTTTTGCTCTTATTTCCTTCATCTTAACGTCAATATCATTCTTGAAAATGATTTGGTCAAAGATTGTAGAGCCTAAAACTGCCATTAAAAAAGCTAATAACCCTCTAATAAATCCCATCCATCCGAGCTTCCCAACGGTTAATATAATAAAACGCTCTATGCAAATTATGATAGTCGTAAACACAAGCGATATGAGTATCTTACCATGTAGGCTTTCGATACCAACATATCTGTCCGCAAAGCAAAAACCAATAGTACCCCAAATGATAGAAAGTATAATGATTGCAGATATGTATCTTTTAAAAGTCCTATGACTTGCTTCTCCACATTCCTTCAGTATATCGGATTTCCATCCGATAATAAAGCATCCTATTTTAGTAAGTATTCCCATAACCGCACACTATCGTATAAATGATTCAGATTTGGCAGCAACACCTTTAAGGAATCCTCTCTCGTATGAATCAATCATGCTCATCATCTTGCTTTCTCCTACGTCAAGGGCATCCTCCATCTCTTTTATCTTTTTAAGGTGTTCGTTGTACGTTTCTTTTCGTGCCTTCAATGACATGGAAGAGGAAGTTAGCCCCTGCGTTTCCACAATATCAATCTGCACGTTTATATCACGTATATCGCTTTCGTATCTCAGTCTTACTTGTTCAAAAAGCATTTTAAGACCGTTGTTTATAATCTTCTTCTTTGATTCCTTATACTGTATGTCAGAGTTACACATTGCATCATTGTAACCATCTTGCTCATAGTCAGTCTGTATGTAGGAGTATATGACATCAATAGGCATACCTGTACCATATTTAATTGTTATAGTATTGCTTTCTAGGTTTGGCTCTGAATCATCAACAAAATCCTCTCTTCTAATCTCAGGCAGAATTTCCTTACTATTATCCTCCACATTTGGCAATCCAACAACTTCTGTGTTATTAACTTGGTTGCCCTTCTTGAAAAAATTAAAAAGTCCCATATTTATTTATTGTTTTAGTTGGAATATCAAATTTTGCATGTCCTCTTTGGTGGCAAGAACTACATAGTGTAATAAGATACTTATCATTATATTCCCACGGCCGAAGTTTCCTCCCATTTTTATCAATATGGTATTGCTTATGATGTACAACCAATTTTTTTTCACTTCCACATATTGCACATTTATACCCATCTCTTTCTAATATATGCATTCTCTTTTCACGCCACCTTTCATCAAACAGAAGTTCTCTATATGAACCGTGATTAGAATAATATTGTTTCATTTTCTCAACCCCTTTCTAAAACTACTGTTTGCACTCCTTGAACTCTTTATAAGTCCACCTTTTACAACCCAAATGATAACTGCAATAAAAAATAGTATATCCATTATTATTTGTTTTAAGTGATTAATTGCATTTCCTGCTTGGTACAATAGACAATATCCATTTTACAGCATACACTACGATGCACAGAATGACAATGATGGTATTTGATAATATTCCACATCCTTGATTATATGCTCTCCTTGAAAACGGATATTCTCTCCTTGTTCCCATGATATTACTCCTTTATCCTTCCATTTTCGTCAAACTCAAAAGGCAACTCCATCTGCCCGATTTGGCGCATCTTCATTTTACGGAAATTCTCGCAGAACTGCTTCATGTTATCGGAAACCTGAAACAATGTAATAACCTTGTTTATCTGCCTTTCCAAATTTGGCTCGCCTATATCAGTAGTCAAAAGCTGGTGATACCTGTTCATCCGATTACCCGATTCGCTCTTAGGTGTTTTCTTTTTAAGCTCCTCCAGCACTCCATTTGGAAGTTCTTCATATACGAATGTGTTCGTCCACTTTCCTATTATCCCCGGTCTTTTCTTTATACCATTCACGGTATAATCCCATCCGTTAAGCCTGAACAACTCCTTATAGAATATATCTGGGAAACGCTTCTGCCACGGTAGAAGCTCTTCGGATATGTATGCTTTGAGTATCTTTTGAAGTTCGTCATTCTCTCTTTCGTACTGGTATCCGGTAGCTTCATCAACAAGTGCTATAATACCTACTTTTGCAACCGAACGTATAATTATATCAGCATTCCGAACAATGGCATCATTATCAAAAACACCGGCACGATTTGCGTCTATTATAGCAGAGCAAATATCAACCAAAAGTGTCACCTCATATCCGTTAGCCGTTGATTGTGAGCCGCCTGCGTTATTTCTTTTAAATTTTACAGGTTTAGATAGTCGCTCTGATATGCTGTTATCGCCGGCACAAAGATAACTTGAAACACCTTCCATTTTACAGAAGCTACTCATCCACTGACCGCTCTTGCTGTCATAACCTATTGCCTTTTGTATTCCTCTACCGGAAAATACTCTCATTCCATTGTCAAGTACATAACAAGGTATCTCCAAGTTTCCCAAACGCAAAGGAGTTTTATCAGAACCATACTTTGCTAATAATATCTTATTTTCTTCCATACTCATATTTTAAGTTAGTATTCAAATTTTCTGCAAATATAGATATTTGGTTCCATTTGTTCTTTAATTCATTGAATAATTGTATCTTTGCGTATAAACCAGTTTGATATGGAAGAATATGACAAAGAATTAGTCAGGTTGATTGCGCAGCAAGAAATCATAAAGCGTGAAATCTCACAAATGAAAAAAACATCATTTTGGGACTTCATACCGGCGATATGGGGTGGCATAATCACAGGCGTAATCATATTCATACTAATAAAGCTAAAATAGAAGAAAGTATCGTTGAAGCTAACGCAAGTATCGCACTGATGATTTGCCACAACCTCATCTTCTTCTTGTATCCCTCCGATTCCTTTTGCAGTCTTGAAATGTCCAATGTCAGTCTTTCAAGCTCATCCTTTCGCTGCTCACGTTCCCACTCTCCATTGAACCCTCCTTGCCTTACAAAACGTATGCCTTTCTCGTTCAGCTTGAATATACCCCATCTGTCCAATGTGGTAATATTATTCATTGCTCCATATAAAGACAGCAACAAGTTCACCTTTTGAAGCAACACCCTGTCTGTACATCCCTTCAGCTCCGTATCTGCAAATACTACCTCACCTCCTTTCTCGAATGCTTGCCTAATTATCCGTTCAGCTATTTCTTCTTCCAAATCCATACTCTTTTAACAACATCATATTTAAAGTTGAACGATGCAAAGTTACCGCATTCAGTAAATCCCGGCAAAAAAAAGGGACATGTTTGACAGCACGCCTCAAATAAAGCCACACAAGACACCATTATAGCAGGCACATACCATTTACCATCAAAAGAAAGAAAGCCTCAAATATGGCACCGGTCAAAGCCACAGGACATACAAACATGCCGTATCTCCCACATAGTCATATCCCGCATCCCTTGCATTGCATACTACTACAGCATTACCGATTAGACACACCCTATATAAATAAAGGAAAAATGTCTAATCCAAAACCATAAAAAGAAAGTAACATAAAGAAAAAGTGAGCGAAGCGAACACCACTCTCCCTTTTATTAAGAATTAATGAAAGGGGTTCATGCACACACTGCATAGCGAGACACCAGCGTAAACGAAAGCATCATCAAGATAACGAATAATATTATTTTACATAATAATATTAATGTTAAATATAAAATATCACAACAAAAAAACGAATAAAAAAATTTCAAAAAAAATCGGGAGAGGACGGATGTTCACGGATGTACCGACATAGGGGGGTGGGTGTCTTTGGTCCATGAGAATACGCACAACGGTTTGCAACGCTCGTTTGCTTCGTTGCTGATGGCTTCGATAGGAGCAGAATAAAGCAAAGGAGGGTGTATTCGGTGCATGGTGAAGGCAAGAAAGAAGTGTCCGCATATCGCACGACATAGGCTTATGCGGTATGCCAAAGAACATATAAGTTTTTCGTGTTTGTTTACAAATAAACTATAATATTACTTGCATATATGATAAAAAATCACTTACTTTGCAGTGTTGAAAGATGAGAGATATAACACTGCGATACATGTTGTTATCTCATTGATTAACAAGCGTGATACATGATATATTGATATGTTGGATATAAAAAAGAGAGCCTTAACACTGCAATGTTAAGACCCTCAAATGTAGGAAGTACGAAAGTACCCCCCCCATACCAGGCGCAAAGGTACTTTCTTAAATTCTTTCCTGCAAATATTCTTCAGATTAATTTTCGATGGCTTATGATGCTGATGTTATATGCAGCTATCGGCAAGATAGTGTATATAGGCAGTTATCAGGCTATTATCACGCTATAAGATTGAATTATTAACAATTTAAATATAGCATTATGAAAAAAGGAAACTTGCCTACACAGGAATACGAATTAATTAACGTGTGTATGCAAACAATAGAAAATGGCACTCCATTAACGTGTGATGATTGTGGACGTACAATATTTAATATTGCTACGATAAAAGGGAAAAGCGATGGAAATACGTACAATGTAGGGCTATCATGCGTTAAGAAGCTACTAAATAAGTCTATCTACTTCGATTTAGAAACCGGGTGGGAATTTGAACGGCAAGAAAATGAATGGAAGCAAGCAATGAATAATTTAAAGTGGCTTAAAAAGCATTTAGAAAAAGACTTGTACGAATTTTCTGTATACAAATACGATAACGGTAAAGAATTTTGTGTTAACCTAACTTTCAAAAAAGATTTTGGAGGATATAAAAAAGGATGGTCTGGAGGATATACGGCTACCATGGCATTGGATAAGCTTCCTTTGTTCTCAGAATTTATCAAAGCGTGAAACGTACAAGCGTTGCACCCGGTGCGAGTTCCGGGACACGCACAAATTAATAACATAAAAACTTGTCATTATGAAAGCAATGAATTTCTACACCGCAAACGGTTGGGCTGGTTCCAACTATGATAGCAAGTTAAGCACAAAGGAAATCGCCGCAAATGTTCGGGCTTATGCAAAGAAGAATTTCCCGGAATTTAAATTCTCTGTTCGCTCTGAATGGAGTATGTACACGGATTCGTTACATATTGAACTAAAAGAAGGTATTTGCATTCCCTTTGTTGAGGGGTCAAGAAGCGCGGAACGCGGTTATATGTCCACGATGAACACCGTAAAGGGCTGGGAAAAGGATTTAACGCCCGAAATGTTTAAAGTGCTTGACGCTGTAACAACTTACGCCAATTCTTTCCGCTATGATGATAGCGACAGTATGCAGGACTATTTCGATACTAATTTTTATTTGAGTATAAAGGTTAGCGATGAATATAAGGTTGTAGAGCCGAAAGCGAAGAAAAGCAGCGTTAAGGCTGAAAAGGTTGAAGAAGCAAAAGAAGTGGAAGCCGTGACGGTTGAAGGTCTCGACATCGTGGATTATTCAGAAAAAGCCATCGCCGTTTTTGGCGATACCAAAGCCATCAAAGACCAGTTAAAGGAACTGGGAGGGCGATTTAACCCGTCTTTAAATTACAACGGTGAAAAGCGCGCCGGCTGGATATTCAGCAAAAGGAAAGCGGACGAGGTGCGGGAATTGCTCGTACCTTCAGCAGAAGAGAGCAAAGAAGAAGAAGCAGCGGGCGATAAAGGAATACAGGTAGTAATAACAGAAGCGAACGAGGCGTACCCACTCGAAGGAATAACATTTACCGAAACGAATAACTTAAACGGTGTATGTTATTTCGATGTGGAAGGGGCTGGAATCATAACGAGCGCGAAAGTACGCGCGGACATACAGCCTGGCGACATTTTCAACGTGTACACGAACGAGGAACGCAAATACGGCGTAACCTATGACGGTGTAAGCCTTAACAGGAGCTTATACAACGATTTGCCCGGTATCATTGAGTTTAACAACAAGATAGAGGCGAATACATTAAGCAAATCATCTTTTTATAAACCGATGGGCGAGAATGTAGAGTTTTACGAAAAGAAGGTAACGGGCAAACGGTACATTGTGAACGACAATCCTAAATGCGGTTTTTATCACGTTTCAGACGCTTTGGATAATTGCCCGGTGGATTTCTACCAAACGAGGGAAGAAGCCGAGAAACAGGCGGAAATGCTTAACGGGTTTACGGATGGTAACGGACGGTTAAGAAGTATTATATAATTAAATAGGAGGACAAGAAAATGAACGATATAATTATAGATAAGCGCAATTTATTAGGTTACAAAATTGAAAGCGGCAATCATTATAAAAGTATTCCGTGCACGATGGTTTTACGGTTAATGGACACGGAGGAATACTGCAATAACTATTGCCGGGCTTTAGATTTGGTTTTGAAACTATTCCCGGAAATCGACCGGGCGAAGCTTGAAAAAGAGTTAGACCAATTCGTATAAATGTATGTTAGGTGTTATGTTGTTGTTATTCGGTGCTGTGTTGTTCATCAGCGGTACCGATATTACAGAGATAAGAAAATACAAGGATCAATCAGATAAATTTTAAAGACATGAAAACAAAAACACAGCTTTCAAATTTTAACTTCCAGTTTTCCGGATACGGGCATTATAGAGTGACTTATACAAGTCCGGCAACTGGCAAACAATGGAGTACAATTGTTAGTGATATGACATTGATAGACGCTACCAAGAATGCGGACGAGCCGAAACGGAAAGACTTGGAGGCGTTAAAATGGATGTGTAAGAACAACTAATTAAATACCATCCCGGCACCGTGTGGACTGGCGGAGCGACACCGCCGCCGGGAACTATTATAAACCAATAAAAAGACAATGAAATGAAAGATATTGCGGAAATATTATGCTTTAAAATGTACGGTACAACTTGTTATCAAGTCAATATTCTAAATGCAAGAACCGGAATGTATTATAACAGTTCTTCACGGTATTTTGACAGCAAAAAAGAGGCTATCGAATTTGCAAAAGAAAACGGATTAACAATAAAAACTAATTGATATGAATAGTAAGGTATGGTTTGTAGTACGGGAAAAACTCGTTTGGAAATATTGCCTTGATTTTAATTGCAATTTGTGGGTTACTGTTTCGAGAAAACAAATAACCCCAAGTAGGATTAATGAAGAATCCGCTAATAAAGACTATGCGAATTTAGGCTTCAAATTGCGAAATGATAGCACTGTACAATGTAATGACGCAATAGTACCCGAAAAATCTTGGGTAAGGCATATAGTACAATGCAGAGCGATTTTATGATAGAAATATATTGCCACATGTTAGCATAGGCACACGTTGGAATACGACCGGCGTTCATGCTGTGATGCCCCGGAAGTAATACGGCTTCAGGATAGGCGATAGATAAGAATAAACGAATCAATTTAATTAAAAAGGAAATAATATGTTCATGATTTGCATTTTGATTTGGTTAGCTGTTGGAGTAGGCAAGGAGCTGACTGGGCACAACGGTTTCTAAACCGAATTATCTGCCAAAGGTTCAACGCCTTGCAAGTGGTGCGAGTTCCACGAGCGAAACTATTACTAACTTAAAATTTAATTATATGAAAGTGATTGAATACGGACGTGTCAGCACGGATAAACAAACATTAGAGCAGCAGAATAGAACTGTGAAAGAGTGGTTAAGCAGAAACGGTTTGAAAGCTGATATAGTAGTGACAGAAGAAGGAATCTCTGGAGGAGTAACCTACAAAAAACGGAAGTTAGGGACCGAAGTACTTCCATTACTAGAGGATAGAGATATGCTAATAGTAGCCGAAATTTCTCGTTTAGGACGTTCTATGAGCGATTTAAACAAACTTATCAATGATGAACTAAAACCGCGTAAAATACGTCTTGTAATCGTCCAAATGGGCATTGATTTGAATTGTGGCATGATAAAAGCGATGGACGAAATGATTTTGTTCGCTTTCTCCTTTGCTGCGGAACTCGAGCGAGAACTTATCCAAGAACGCACGAAGTCAGCATTGGAAGTAAAGAAAAAACAAATTGAGGAAAACGGTTATTTCATTTCCAAAACTGGAAACAGATGCACCTCTTTAGGTGGAACAACAACCGGACAGGCAAAAGGCGGTAAAGCGAACGGGGAAAAGAGAAGAAAGGAAGCGATGGAAAGTTCTACTAACCGAATCATTGCTGAATTGCTTCGTGATTGTACAACTCCGCAAGACGTTGACAAGGTAGCGGACAAGTTGAACGCTATGGGATTAAAAACGCACTCTGGACTTGAATTTACCCGTAACAGGCTCACCGCATTACGAACAAAGATAAACAGGCGCGCGGAATATGCGAAAAGTATGCTTTAAAACATACTTTATAAAACGAATCAAAGAGATATAAACAATAATTTTGCAAATAATTTAAAGCTGCGCTATCGGCATGACGGGCGATGAATATGGAGAAACTTGTGAACCTTATACTTCCCGAATTTGCATTTGTGGAGGGCTCTGAACACGAAAAGAATAATATACTGTCTGGTCGGATAGTGATACTTCATATACGTTCTGCAAGTGTGATAGAGATACTTGATAGAGATAATACCTTCCTCACCGAAGGCACTTTGGCCTACAATTTTTCTTTTGTTAACAGCTTTGGCATTAAAGAGCCAATGGTTGCTACATTACACTATAGTGCCACACTTGATAAGGATGTAGACCGTGAAATGATTATCAAGGAAATTATGAAACCTGCCGCACAGTGGTACTGTGAATATGCCAAGTGGGAGGATGAGAATATAAGAAAGGAAGGATGGAAATGAATGAGCGTGAACGGATAGGCGCATTACTCGCCCAAAAAAGAAATGAAGCCGGGTTGTCGGTCCGTGCGCTGGCTGAACTTGCCGGAGTTAGCTATCAAAACATCACCAAGATTGAGAATGGCAAGTATAATGTCAGCATTGACATCTTGTCTAAGATAACAGAGGCTCTTAATTGTAAACTGACTATTATAGATAAGTGAATATTACCAGAATTTTATTTTGTTTATCATCAACTTATAATGGAATCAAACTCAATAAGATTAGGCAACTATATAAGGCTGTCTGAGGATTTTAGGTTTGTAAATACAAAGGCTCCTGCCAGAACAGTATGCAAGGTGGAAGCCATAAAGCGCAATTCCTTTTATCTGGAATGCAAGGCTGGTGACGGAGTTTGCTACAGTGAAGTTCCGGTTACTATGGTAGAGCCTATCCCACTGACAGAAGAATTACTCCAGAAAAGCGGATTTACAAAGGAATACAATGGATTCTCTTGCAGTATTGAATTATCATACGGACGTTACCTATATGACGATGGGGCAAATGGCGATAAACTATTTGTATCTATAAACTGTGCCGAATATCCTTTATCCCATATTCCCATTGAATATCTGCACCAGCTGCAGAACGTGTATTTCGATTTGGTGGGCAGCGAATTGGAGATAAAGATGTAGGCCCTTGAACTTATATCCTGATTGTTTTTTATCGGGGAATTGATTAAATTTGCAGTCCCCGAAACAATAGAAACAACATGAATCCTCTATGAAGGAGTGTAACCCGTAGTCAGTCGGGTTCCGGTATCTATGCCGGTGGGGACACTTCTTTATAGGGGATTCGCCATTTTCCCCAAAAATCTTTAGTTTAGGAAGAGCTCATATATGGGGATACAAGACAGTACATATTCCATAATTTGTCTATAAAACGACTCAAAAACATGCAATAAATGCTGATTTTGCAATGTGGGAATTGCAATTTTGGCTAATTATTGATAAAAAAATACTGTTTTTCTTCTTTTTCTTTTGTGTAAATATGAAGAAAATATATATTTGCAGCAAATGATTACGCCTTTGGCTTACGCTTGTCCCCCTCTTGATAATGGACATGCCCAACCAAAGGCCTTTTTTATTTTATATATTATGAAAAATCGTCCTAACACTTCGTATACAGAAACTCCCATTAGAGTAGCTATTTTAATAGATGGTGGTTATTTTATAAAACGTTATAACGCTATGTATAATAAACCTGGTAATAAAACTGCATCAACGATAGCTAACGATTTATATACTATATCTCACTCTCATGTAGGCAAGAACAACTATCTTTATCGCATTTTTTATTATGACTGCGTTCCTTTTAGTAAAAAAGTACACAATCCTATATCTAATAAATGTATTGATTTCTCAAAAACAGAAGAAGCACTATACAGGAATGAGTTAATAAATGAGTTAAAAAAGAAAAGAAAATTAGCATTGAGATTAGGACACATTAAAGAAAGCAAACGCTGGATGTTCTATGATAATGCTATGAAGAAACTTCTGAAAAAAGAGATATCTTTAGATGATATACAGGACACGGATGTATATTATGAACTAAGACAAAAGGGGATAGACATGAAGATAGGTGTAGACATCGCATCTTTAGCTTTAAAAGGATTTGTTGATAAAATAGTGCTTATATCTGGAGATTCGGATTTCGTCCCTGCAGCTAAATTGGCAAGAAGAGAAGGTATAGATTTTGTCCTTGACCCCATGCATTGTGAACATATAGAAAACGACTTATATGAACACATTGACGGTTTAAAAAGTATACCTTTATATCATCAAAAAGATTCTAAGAAAAATAATGGCACAGGAAAGTAAATACTCATACGACGAGGAAAGCGTGAAAGCTATCGTCCATTGGGCTTTGACGGCCCCGCTTCCCAAGGAAGTGACATTAAGCGAATCGGAACACATCATCGATACGTCCATGTACGTCCACGCCAACATCTGCGGAAGCTGACTTATAATAGCCAGGCAGCCTCACATTTTGTCTGCTATTGGTGAATGCCATCCATTTATCTTACCTATTAGGCATATTATCCCGGTAATTGCCAGGATGAATAATAATATACAAAGTAGTGCAACCATTTTTGTTAACATTTTCTTTTTCACAAAGATAGCGATTTTTTTCTTATTATGCACGAGTTGAGGAGAAAAGTATTCGGTATAATCATTACCTTTGCCGCAAAAATACCAAACCATGGCACAGGAAAGTAAATACTCATACGACGAGGAAAGCGTGAAAGCTATCGTCCATTGGGCTTTGACGGCCCCGCTTCCCAAGGAAGTGACATTAAGCGAATCGGAACACATCATCGATACGTCCATGTACGTCCACGCCAACATCTGCGACATCAACCAGCACTATCCGGACCCGTTCTACAATCCGGCTATTGACAGGCTGTACAGATTGAAGGAATTCATGGAACAACAATAGTCACATAACCCAGTGGGTTGTTTCGCTTGTTTTGGGTTGAATTTAACCCACTGAGTTGTTTAAGTCAAATGACTATTTCTTGATTTTGCTTTCCAATAAATCAAATCCCCTTTCTACCTCTGAATTAAGTACCTTCGCATAAATCTGTGTAGTACGAATATTTGTATGGCCAAGCATCTTTGCCACAACTTCGATAGGCACACCGTTGTTTAGGGCGAAAACCGCAAAAGTATGCCTTCCCATGTGGGTAGTTATGTTCTTATCTATTCCGGCGTATTGAGCTACGACTTTAAGCGAGACATTGTATTTCTGATTGCTGATTATAGGCAGCTTATAATCATACTTCTTTAGTATTTCAATCGCTGGAGTAAGAAGAACTATCTTGTAGTCCTCATTGGTTTTCTTTCTCCTGTCAGCTACGATGTATTTCCCGTTCCGTTCCTCAACATCCTTTTCAAAGTCGAATTTTTCAAAATCAGCATAAGCAAGTCCAGTGTAGCACTGGAATAGGAACAAATCGCGCACCCGAGCTATTGCCTGAACATTAATTTTACATGACCGAATTATTTCCAGCTCATTTTCTGTTAGGTACTTTCGTTTCTCAAATTTTCCTCGTTCAAAATGAAGTCCTATATAAGGATCTGCATCCAGCATTCCGAACTTCATAGCCTCATGCAAATACCGTTTTAAGCGTTTGTGATAATTATAAATAGTTGGCTGGCTTATTCCTTGTTGGTGAAGGAACTCATCGTAAAGCGTTATATTGGCTTTCGTTAGGTCATCCATATAATTTATCTTACCGAACTTTTCAAGCGATTGCAGCAAAGTTCTATGCTGTTTACGTGTGCTCTCTTCAAGGTCTGTTCTGTCCTCTATTCTTTTGCGAACAAATTCAATAAACGAATCTGAGCGTGTTGACTTTTCCAAAAACGCATTCAGCTTCTCAAAGTCGAACTGCTGGTTGTTTCGCACAAGGTCAAGGATAAACTCATTCAGCTTTGCCATCATGCCATCTAAGATTGCATTAAGCTGGATGGAGTTTAACGAGTTGACTACTTTCCTTTTTTCATGCCATTGGTCCGAGTACAGTTTTACAGATGTCCCTATCCATTTTCGTCTACCTTCCGATGTCACTTCAATCTGGACGAGACCTTTTTTGTTTTTTGTGGCGACATGCTTTCTGTCGAACACAAACCTCATTGTTGGGTACTTCATACTTTTTAATTTTAAGTTGGTATCTTATGCAACCGGACATCGGTATCACGTTTTTGGTATCATTTGATACCTTTGGTATATTATTGGTATCAAAAGTAGTGCATTTGCGTGCATTATCCTGCATGATTGTGCACTAATAAAAGTTAACAGATACGTGATTTAAACATCTATATTCCAATATTTTATCACATAAGTATCTGATATACAGAAAAAAAGGCAGCTACCCAAGTAACCGCCTTATGTGATTCCGTTGCCACTACTTTTCATACTGGCTGATAGTCAATTATATATCTTTTGTTACCTAAATTACTTTTAGGAAAGGAGGTTTTAATCAACACCTGGCATTGAACAATACACATAGTAATCTTCCTCAATACAAGTTATTTTAACGTCAAATCCATCAGGGTCAATTCCGTCTGTGCTGATGCAAATAGTATCTCCTACTTTCCCTAATAATTCTTTTATTTCCACCTCAAAACTGAACTGCCCAGCTTCAACAATATAGAGATACGCTTTTTTATCCATATTACTTCTGCTTTTGGATTAATATTTGAATTGTTCTTTCTTTCTCAGTTATCACTCTTTCTTTTTCCTCCAATAGAGCGTTGAGATGCTCTATCTCTTTGCGACACTCGCTTAAAGTTATATCTCCAGAGATTTTATTACCATTGCCCTTAACTTGATGACCTATATTAATTCCAGAAGAGTTTATATCTCTATCAAAAAAATAATCTATTGGTACATTAAAATAATCTGCTATAATTTCCAGGTTGTCGGCACCAGGAATCGAAGTGTTATTGAGCCAAACATATAAGTTTGATTTAGATACACTTGTGTCTTTCAAAAACTGTGCTTGACTGATCTTTCTATCTTCAAATAATCTTCTTATTTTATCAGGATTAAACATGTTATACTATTTATACTAGATTTAAATAATAATATAAGATTAAAATAATAGGATTAATATTTTGATATTAGACTATTATTTTAAACCTTTGCGTTATAAATATAATAATAACAATCGTAATATTTAAGATTATGGAAGAGAAAAAGCAAAAAATGGTACCCAAGTACCATTACGACCAGATGGAGAAAAGCACGAAACTGAGGCTCCGTGATGAGTTCCTAAGAAGAAGCGGTATGTCATTGATTACATTCTACGACAAGTTAAGAAAAGACTCCTTCAAACCTTTGGAAAGAGAACTATATGAGAACATTTTCATAATTCAACAAAATTAAGAACCAATCAAATTATGGAGGAATTTAAAAGAATACCTTTCGGTGGTAATCCCTATGCGGATTTTGAGTTTTTCAAGGTAGAATTAAAAGTCTGCGATGTGAAATACACTCCAGAGCAGATTTATGCACACTTTGAATTCACAAGTGGGTACAAAGTAGATGTACAAGGTACATTTTATCCCTCACTAATTCGCAAAGCTATAGTTCAAGTTCGCGAAATGGAGCAAGCACATATTACAAACTCATCACGTTGTGAAATTCATGCCGATAACTAACATCGAGTTCTACAACACCCCCGAAGGTGATGTGATGATTAAAGAACTTGGGCATGCGGCAGTTGTGCTTTGTGAGGACAACCGCCCGACCATCGAGTACATGCTTGCTGTCATCAGGGACAGATACCCGAAAGCACATGCCAGGTTAATGCAACTTTACTCCAGTAGTACAATGAATAGGTGGCATTATGAATTCCGGGTAGTTCACCGCTTCATCCGCTGCAACTTCGGCGAGTATGACCAATACAACCTTGACATCAATAAGGATGGACAATTCGTATTCGAGGAGGTAAAGTGCCCACTACGAGGTGAGTGCGAACATGAGGGAGTGATTTGTCGCCCGGAACTTGACACGGCACTAACCGCCCGTGAGATGAATGTTTTCAGACTCATCGCTTCCAATTGCCAGACGGATGATATTGCAGCGGAACTGCACATATCACCTTATACGGTGAACCGCCATCGGGAGAATATCAAAGCGAAAATCAAGGTTCATAATGTGAGTGAGATGATTTCTTACTGGCATCAGAACCAGATGAAATGAATACCAATAAAAAAGAAATATCAATGAAGAAAGGTCAGAAAGTACGCATTCTGCGTACCAATCAGGTAGCGACAATCGTCGAAGTGGAGTTAATTCGTAAAGGTGGCAAAGTACATCGGTACTGCCATCTGAAGGTAGATAAAAAGCCGGACTTGTGGTTAGACTCTTCAGAACTGGGGGGATTGGTGGAAAGGTGCCGGATTACTTTCCATGATGACAGAGGGCAGGAATTATACTTCGATGTGGAGCGTGATTATGGTAAGGAGAATTTGAGCATGACATTGACCGGACGTCCAGAAAACCTCAAAGAGCATCACGGAATCAATATAGTGATGGCCGAAATGTTCCTCGATGGTTTTAAGGCACACCAATCTCATTCTTGATAATCACCACAACATATGACGGAAGAAAATCTTACACCATATATCCCTATCGGAACTTTATTCAAATACCTGCTCAAGGATTACCGTAGGGAGCGACAGCGCACCATTCATATGGAGGCCCAAGTCAGAAGTCTGTTAAAGCGGAACGCCTATCTTGAGCAGGAAATAGGCAAAGTAAAGCAAAGACTGCTGAAGAAGGTGGAAAAGAGTGAGAAACAGATTGATTACTCGCAGGAAATCAGCCGGCTGCACCAGGCTGTTTCCTGCCGGAACAACACGATAGAGCAGCTCAGGAATGAGAATGCCCGACTGAAAAATGAACTCGATACGTATTTGCTGTTTCTCGGCAAGATTTAAGTCCTACCATCCGAACCCGGAAACAGTGTAATTCGTAGCGGCAATATACAGAACTATGTACTTTACTCAAGACGATATAAAACGAATCAAGGAGGCTTCCAAAGGCAGGCTCCTTGATGTTATCGGTGACTTCCACGAACTACGCAAACGGGGGGCCGAATATAAATGCGAATGCCCTAAATGCCATGGACAGGAGAAGTTGCATATCTCTCCGGCCAAACAGATTTTCAAATGCTTCAGTTGCCCGGATATAAAAGGCAAGGAACCGCTGGACTATCTGCAGAGGGCAGAAGACATGCAGTTCCTGGAAGCATGTGATTACCTGGCACGCAAATTCAATGTATTGCTCGACCCGAAGCCGGAGAAAAAGGCTCCCAAAGCCGCCAAAATGAAAAAACGGAGCAAGGAGGCCAAGGGAGAAAACGTAGATACATTCTGCGCCCGTATGCTTGCCGGCAGCGGACTGACCTATCAGGACGTGACGGCACATATCTTCAAGAAGGGAGATACACAGAGCATTTTCGAGGCGAAGACTTTTCGTCCGGGAACCGTTGACGAATACGGCAATATCGTTGACGGGGATGATGTCATCATCGAATATTACGACCTGGACGGCATGCCGGTCACTTATACCCGTAAGCTGCCGGGGCGTGGCAAGCAGGAGCTCAAAGTGTATTACCGCGTCCGCTGGCAGTTCCCGGACGAACACCGGGACAAGGAAGGGAAACCGTTCAAGTACAAGTCTCCTGCCGGCAGCGGTACGCCCATATACATCCCGGAACGCATGAGGCAGATGTACAAGAGGAAAGAACAGTTCCCAAGGCTCTACATCCAGGAAGGGGAAAAGAAAGCGGAAAAGGCATGCAAGCACGGTATCCCCTCCATAGCGGTCAGCGGCATCCAGAACCTGGGACAGAAAGGGGCGTTGCCGGAGGATCTTGTCAAGATAATCACTGTCTGCGGAGTCAAGGAAGTGGCTTTCATTTTTGATGCGGACTGGAATGATCTCTCCAATAATATAAAGTTTAATACCCCCGTCGATACACGCCCCCGGTGTTTTTTCTCCGCTGCCCGCAATTTCAAGGAGTATATGCGTATGCTGAAGAACCGCGGCATCATGGTGGAAATATTCATTGGCCACATCAACAAGAACGATGAAGGCGACAAGGGAGTGGATGACCTCTTGACCGATAAGCTGGCCGGCCATGAAGAGGAACTGGCCGAAGACCTGGAATTTGCCTGCAATGAAAAATCCGGAATGGGAAAGTATGTGGAAGTGTTCAAAATCACCACATGGAATGACCAGAAGCTACGGGAATTATGGAACCTGCACAGCCATGAGAAATTCGCCGAGCAGCACCGCGAGGTCCTGCAGGAGCTTCCGGAATTTATCTTTGGCCGCTATGCCTGGAAGTTTGACGAGAACGGCAAACTGGTATCCGCCCTACCCTATGATGAGGATGAGAAGTTCTGGAATGAGGACTACAAGGAAACGAACGGTAACAGGGTGCCGGTGTTTGAATATGATTATGTGGCCGCCAAGACCTTTTTCCAGAACCGGGGTATCGGCCGTTACCGCCTGCTCGATACCAAACTCTGGACATATATCCATCTGGAGCCACCGGTAGTCCGTACCATTGACGTGGAAGACGCACGCGATTTCATGTTCGCCTTTGCCGAACAGAACTGCAGCCGTTTCGTCAACAACCAGCTGCTCAAGGGAGGCTCGCAATACGTCGGACCGTTCCAGATGTCAAGGCTCGCCTTCATCCAGCCGAACTTCATCTCCCCGTCCCGTGACGAGCAATATTTCTATTTCCGTGACCGTTGCTGGCACATCACCCAGCATGAGGTCAAGGAAGTGGGATATGAAAGCATCACCCACCAGATATGGGATGAACAGCGGAAGAACACCGATGCCAGGTACCTCGGCCACCCCCTCATTGTATTCAGGGAGAAGGACGGCAAGTATGACTACGAACTCTCTCCGGAAGGCAGGAAATGCCACTATCTCCAGTTCCTTATCAATACCAGCAATTTCACCTGGAGAAAGAGGCCGGAAGAGATTGAGGAGAGTGAAATCTTTGAAAACAATCTTCATCTGCTTTCTAAAATGTGCGCCATCGGCTACATGCTGATGGAATGCAAGGACGCGAACGTGACACGTGCCGTTATCGGCATGGACGGCAAGCAGTCGGAAGTCGGTGACAGCAACGGACGCAGCGGCAAGTCACTTGTCGGTGAGCTGATGCGCCAGGTTGTCGATACAGTCTATATATCCGGGAAACGGACGGACATCTTCAACGACAGCTTTATCTGGAATGACATCGACGAACGGACACGCCTGGTATTCATCGACGATGTCATGCTGAACTTCAACTTCGAGTTTCTGTTCCCCAATCTCACCGGAGACTGGACTGTGAACAAAAAGGGGGGCGCACGTATCACTTATCCGTTCGCCAAATCGCCGAAAGTATATATTCCTACGAACCACGCCATCCGCGGTACCGGTTCCAGCTATACCGACAGGCAATGGCTGATAGCCTTCTCCGATTTTTATAATGACAAGCACAAGCCCATGGATGATTTCGGGGTACTGTTCTTTTCCGAATGGGACTTCACCCAGTGGAACCTGACCTGGAACATGCTGGCCAACTGCATACAGCTCTATCTTAAATTCGGGGTCGTGCAGGCACCGGGCGAACGCCTGCAGCAGCGTAAGCTAAGGCAGGAGATTGGCGAAACCATCATATCCTGGGCAGACGAATACTTCAGCAGCGAAGAGCACTGCCGCCGTACCCCACGCAAGGAGATTTATGACAATTTCTGCAACTATGATCCGCAGCAACGCAAGTACATCACTTCCACCGCCTTCAAGGACAAGATAAAAAAATACTGCGAATGGAAGGGATGGGTGTTCAACCCACACAAGTATGATGCCAAAAGCGGTCTGCCTCTCTTCCTGGACAAGGACGGGAAACCGGTTATAGATGACAAGTCCGGAGGAGTGGAGTATTTCACCATAGGCAAGACAGCCGGAGAGCAGACACCCCAGAGTGACCCGCATGAACTACCGGTTGGCAATCCGGACAACAAACTTGCATTCTGATGAGCGAGACACATTCCAGTATCATGGCCAGACTTATGCCGCTCTACGAGATGGCACCCGAACGTTTCATGGCGTTCTATGATGCGGTGTATCTGATGTGTGTCGATCTGCCGGAAGGCTGCCGGTTTCGTATTTCAGACCGTTGCCGGGAAAAAGACCTGGAACTGTTCCGGGACATCGTGAAGACTCTCATTGCGGAACAGCCTTATGACAAGTATGCAGGACAATTGGAACTGTCGGATGATATGGAGTATGTGCGGCGGACAACCGGCTTTAAACCTTCCGGGAACCGCTTCATCCCGAAATGGAGAAAGGGATAGAATATGCCAATTTATTACGATGTAAAGATACATATTTTCAACGAATTACGCAAACAATCATGCTAAAAAAAGAGCACAAAATATTGGTGGTCGTTTCTCCGGAACCGGCTGAACGCAAGAGACTGTTGAGCCGCCTGGCAGTACGGCTCGGTTTCGCACTCATCCCTTCGGATGCAGCGAAAATCATATCGAACGACATCTACGGCATAGACCTGGCGACGGCCTATTTCGTTTTCTGCAGCAGCTACAATTTCCGTGGAGCCGTACTCACCAACCAGCGCTTGTATGAAATGGCGGCGCGAGGCTTGTGTGTGGCAGTAGGAGTCCGTTCCATTCCCCGTGAATATGAATTCATCTGCAAGGTGTTCTATCCGGAAGATTTTCCGTGATGACATTCCTGGAAAACACAATGCGGAGTATTCTTGAAAGTGCATATTGGGTATTTGTCTGCATCCGGCTGTGCGTGAGTACAGCCGAATGCAGTTTTTTTCTTCTGTCCCTTCCCCCCTCCCCCCAACCCGTCATAATAACGATTCGGACAAACGTGCATGGAAGTGGCAGCAGACATGGGAATTCCCGGAGGGGGTATATTATTCTTTTTTTATTCTTCTTTTTAAAATTGGACTACCTTAAAAAACAGAGAAAAAATCGTGCATTCGTACGGATGTGCGGAATTAAGCATATATCAATCTGATATACAAATATTTATAAGCGTACAAATTCCGCACGAATCGTGCACGAATAGCGCACGAATTGTACTTTTCTTCAAAAAACGGCAAAAAGTACGCAAACGAAAGAATTAGTACGGTTTTGTACGCTTTTTGTACGATTATAACAACTTAATATTCAATAATATACAGAACAAACCATGTACAAAAGTACTGTCGCACGATTTTTACGCTATATTCGTGCAAGGGCTTGGCTATATTACCGGTATTTTGTATATTTGTGTAAAAATCAATGTTTTAAATGACGAAAAAAGACCGATTTGTGTGTTGGCTCCCTTGCAAGCCTTATGTCAAGCAATTCCTGCTGTACAATTTCAATGCCCCGGACGACACCTGGACCGAAATAGTCAATCTGTCCCCGGACAAGGAGCTACAGAACGACTTCCTTTCCAGGCTTGCAAAACCCGGACGATACGAGAACAGATACCGGAACCTGGCACGATATACCGCCAACGTGGCGGTGGAGATACGCCGTGATGACTTCTACCGATACGGATGGGCGATGTCGAATACCGAAGTGGTGGCGTTCGGCAGCAAGGTGGAGAGACGGATCAAGCAGATGCTTTTCCTCTATCTCGACACCCATGTCAGTATCGGAATCCCACTCTCGACCGCCATCCGCAACTTTCAGAACAGCTTCGGCTTTGATGACGACACCTGGTCTTATGAGACTATCCGCAGGGAGTATAATCGGCATGGATATAGGAAAACGGTGGAGAATACCACGATTTTAGACTTTATTAACCGTATAATTTTGGGGAAGTTGTCCGAATTCGGGACAATTTCCCAGCAGGGAAAAATGGCTTATGAAAGCAATGCATTATGATTTTGAAAACGTCGGAGGATTGTTGCAGGTGATTGCCGTGCCTCCGGCCTCGTTCGTGCAAATACGTAAGGACTATGCCTCCGGTCTGAACTATCTGGAACTCCGCAACCGGGAGGATATTGTTTCCATACCGGTATATGCCAATGACACCTATTCCTATAATGAAGACAAGGAGGTGAATGACGCGGGGGACTGCTGGAACGTTTCCATTGAAGGGGTGATTCCGAAACTTTCCCCGGAAAACCATCAGCTGATGGAGATGCTGGAGCGTGGCTTGTGGTATGTACTGGCAGTGGACGGCAACGGGGCGGTCCATTGGTGCGGGCAGGAGGACGCACTCATGCTGTTCGCCACAAACAAGACAAGCGGCCGTTCCGTGTCGGAACGGAACGGCACCTCATTCACGTTCACCTGCATCCAGGATGAACCGACCGTCTATATTGAAAACATGGAGGAAATATAACCGTACGGCTTCCTTTGCTGACACGCAACACTCTCTCAGTCAAACATTTACCTTTCAGCTGACGGTACCCAATGTCCTTGGGTACCGTTTTTTTTGCGTTTTTCTTTGCGCAAAAATAAGTTTTATGAACGAGACAGTTATCACATTATTCGGAGCGATTGACCGTTACTGGTACAACAAAAACTATCTGAAATACTTCCTTGACAAGGCCAAAGGCCAGCCCGTACGCTTGAAAGTTTCCAGTTATGGCGGTGATGTGGCCGAAGCGGTCGCCATGTCCGCCTTGATGGCCGAGCACGGCAATGTGACGGTGGAGTTCATCAGCTTCAACGCTTCGGCGGCCACCATATTGGCGTTCGGCGCCAAGTCCATCGAGATGCACGAGGACGGCATGTGGCTGGCGCATAAATGCAGCCTGGGAGTGGACATCTGGGGCCAACTCAATGCGGACCAGTTGGAGGACACCATCAAGGAACTGCAGAACAAGAAGAAGAGCGCGGAAGCCATTGACCTGATGATTGCACAGAAGTACATCAACCGTAGCGGCAAAAGCCTGAAGGAGATTATCACCCTGATGGAAGAGGAACGCTGGATGCCTGCCGCCGAAGCCAAGGAATGGGGATTCATAGACAGGATCATTCCCGGTACCCATAAAAAGCCGCAGGTGACCAATGAAATGACCGACTGCTTCACCGCGCTTGGTCTACCGTTGCCGGCTATCGATTCGGAGGAGAAGCCGGAACCGGAAGGCAAAAACTTGGTCTCCCAGATTATCGACGGTATCAAAGGGCTGTTCCCTACCGGCAACAAGACTGACATTTCTAATTCTTCAAATACAGTTATGCGTAAAGAATTTACTTTCATCAACCAGATCCTCAACAGCGAAGGCATTGAGGAAAAAGACGGCAAGATGTTGCTTACCGTAGAGAATCTGCAGGCCATCAATGACGCCGTCAAGGCCGCCAACGAAGCGAAAGCCAAAGCGGAGAATGACCTGGCTGTCGCCAATACTGCCAAGGAGACTGCCGAAAACAGTCTGACGGCAGTCGTGAATGACCTTGACAGCCTGAGTGACAGCATCAAGAATGCCGCCGACAACAAGGCCAAGGTACAAGTTATCCGTGATATTGTCTCCAAGATACCCGGAACGGGTACCGACAGCCACCGGGAAGCGAACGAAGACAACAAGTTTGCGGACATCGCCACAGACCCGATCAACAGTTTTGAGAATGAGTAACACTAAACTATTCTATTATGGATTTTAAAGCACCTATTGACATTACCGCCGTTCTGACCGCGGTAAAAAAGCACAAGGACATCCTGAAGGCGGTCGACAAGCTCGACGCCTCGGAGGTGTTGAGACATTTCACTCCGGTACCGGGCATAACCGACTCCCTTGAACTGGGCAAGGTGGAGGGCGGAAGCATCTCCGGCAAGTACACCGGCAAGTTCACTGCCGGAAAGTATCTGGGCAAGATTGTTCCCCGACGTCTGGTTGTGCGTCCCGTTGTAATGGAGATGTCCGACGAGCCTGAGCGCTACCGACGTACCTACATCGCCGAGGTTCCAGGTACACTCCGCAAGGAACACCCGTTCGAGCTGTGGCTGATCAACCACGGGCACGAACTGGCATCCAATGACCTGCTGTTTGCCATTTTCACGGCAAAATACAGTGCGGATGAAGAAAAGACAGACATTCAGGACTCTTTCGACGGTATCGGTACCATCGTTACTGAAGGCGAGGCTGTCGGGGACATCTCCAGTGCCGAGGGAAACGTTTATGCGACCGGTGAACTGTCCCGCGCCGATATCGGGGAGAAGCTGCTGGAAATGTGGCGCCACATGCCGCGTACCTTCAAGCGCAAGAAGAACATCAAGATGTTCATTTCCGACGATCTGGGAGACATGTACGATGACTGGCGCAAGGACGAAGGCACCATTGTCATCGGACTCAAGGAGGACACTTCCGACACGCAGCACCTACTTGGTTCCAACAACCGCTGCGAGCTGGTGCGTGTTCCGAACCTTCCCGACGGCAGCCAGTTCGTCATGCTGACCACCAAGGAGAACGTATGCTACGGCTTTGACAAGGAGAGCGACTTCAAGTCCATCAAGCCGTTCATGTCCGGCAACCCCTATACCTTCGACGCTGCGGGCAAGTATCTGATCGGCTTCCAGTTCGTGTCTGTGCACAAGTCCGAGTTCTGCGTCAACGATCGTCCGGTGGACCCGGAAGGAACCAATCCGTTCGGATACATTGAAGTGACCATTACGCCGGATGAAGCGGTCAACAACGGAGGCAAATGGCGCATCCAGGGCGAGGAAGCCTGGCGTGAGTCCGGTACATATGTGGCAGTTCCCGGTGGAAAGGAATATACTGTCGAGTTCCTGGAAGCTGCCGGATACACCACTCCTGCCGTGCAGAAGAAGACGCCCGCTGCAGGCAAAGTGGAGAAGGTGACGGGCACCTATGTTGTTAAATCCGAATAAACCCTACGACTATGGCAGAAGTAGACCCTAAATTATGTATTGCCCTTGATGACATCAACGAGGCAATGGACTGCGAGAACCAGGACAACATGGGCGGTATCATACCGTCCGTCATCTTCGGTTATCATGCGGATGTGGCCACATGGCCGGACTACCCGAAAAAGACGGAATCCCCTCTTTCTCTTGAAGAAGCCGGTACATTGGTTGGCGACCTGGTCATGAAGGAAAACTGTCGTGCATACAAGATGGATTTCACCGACGAGCTGGCCGAGTTCAAGATTACCGACCAGGGAGAAAGCGGCGGGGAATCGTTCCTGATGGACCTGAATATCATTTCGGCCAAAATGCGGAAGAAGATATTCGGTTTTGAGAATGCGACCAAAGGGCGCAAGATGTTCTTTATCGTGACCGACAACAACGGCACGAACTACCTGATGGGTGACAAGCGGCGCGGCGCGCTCCGTGCGTCGGGTGATGGTGCCACTACCGGAGCAAGCTCCACTGCCCGCAACCAGAACACCCTCCACTACACCTTTACTGCACCGCGCAAATGTGTGTATGAGGGAGACACGGAGGACATCCTGACTGTAAAAGCCGCATCAGAAGATCCATAAGACTTTTTTGTTCATGATTGGTTGTTCATGTCCGTCTCTCGCTCTCACGCAGGGGCGGACATTTTGTTTTGTCCTATTCCGGCAACAAAAATCGCAATAGCTTTGCGTATCATCAAAAAACAACGTACATACAATGTCAAAGATTACACAGAACTACATTGAGGCGCGCAGGGACGGCATCAAGTGGCTGAACTCGCAGAAACGTGATTACAGCACCGGTGTGAATATCCTGACCCGTTCTGGATATAAGGGGTTTGTCGCCGCACGTCTGGCACGCCAGGGCGAAAAGCCGCATACCCGCGAGAAGCTGGAATACGAGATCCGGCAGATGATCAAGGTGTGGTACCATCCGGATGATCCGCGCTTTGAGGATGTGGACCTGGCAGATGATGCAATGCCGGGCAATGACGGGCGTTCCGAGACGGTTCCCGAAGAGACGGCTGCCGCCATTGTCGCCGTTGCGGAGAGGGAATTGGCGCGTGAGGCGGACGAACAGCCCGCCTATCCTCCGGTGATGGCCAAAATCATCTATGATTTCCGGGAATGCTACAACGAACGTTCACTCCAGCACCGGATGCTTGCCGGACTGGGTGAGACAAACACGCAGGCTGTATGCACGCAGCGCAAGGATATTGTCGCCCGTATAGCCTTTCTCTCCAACCGCATGACACTGCTGGCTGCCATCAAAAGGCAGTTCGAGCAGGACAGGGAACTGCCGACTGAAGAACAGCTGGACGAACTCTACAAAAAAACGGATACCCCCGAAGAAAATCCGGAAAAGGAAGAGGACGAGACCGACATCAGTTCCCTATCCGTGGAAGAACTGAAGAAAGCGAAATCCAATGCCAAGAGCAAGATTACCAAGGCAAGGAACATGCTGCTGTACTCTTCGGAAAGCAAGCCCAAGGACGGCAAGGAGAATCCCCTTCCCGACTGCCCCAAACGCGTGAAATACGAGAAGAAGGTGGCTGTCCAGGAAGCACTGGTGGAAAGGATAGAATATCGTTTGGCAGAACTGCAATAGGTTAGGTTATGCTGGTCTGTTGCAGCGAGATTGAGAATAAGATGATGCCGGTGGATGATGCAGTAAGTCCTATGCAGGGAGACCGATACCCGACAGGCTACATCCACCGAACGGATGCGGCAGCCTCCGGCCACGACCTGGCTGCGGAGAAGCTGCTGCATCCGGACGCCATGGGGGTGCTGGTACCCGGCAGGGACAAGCATTTCTACTCTTCAGGGGCGTTCAACCTGATACAGTTGATTTTCTATATTCTTAAACAGACAGGGCCGGCACACCTGCTGCTTACCACCTATTCCATCTCCATGGACAGCATTGCGGCGATCCACCGGAAAGTGGAAACGGGCGAGCTGTTGTCAGTGCGGTTCCTGATAGACAACCGGGTACGCAGCATATCACCCAAACCGTTCGATTATCTGGTGACCACGTTCCCGGACTGCTACCGTTGCCTCGCGCTTCATGCGAAGGTGGCGCTGCTGTATAACGAGGACTGGAAGATTACCGTAGTGGGCAGCCAGAACGCCACGCACAACCCGAAGCTGGAACGTGGAATCATCCATACCGGCAGAGATATTTTTGATTTTGACTTTAAAATGCTGAATGATGAATTTGACTCAGGAACAACGTGAGGAGATAGAGAAGATGGCCTATCGTTTGATCCCTCCGGGGCTGATAGCCATCAATATAGGTGCCGATGAGACGGACTTTCTCGCGGAACTCCGCACACCGGGCACCGAAGTCCGGACCGCCTTCTACCGGGGGCATCTTCGCCAGACGGTTGAACTCCGGGAGTCACTCATCAAGTCGGCCGTCAATGGCAGCAACCCGGCACAGCAGGAGCTTATCAAGTTCATCAAATCGCAACAGCAGTATCTTGAGTATGAATAACAACCGTCTGACGGCATCCAAAAGCAAGGCCGCACTGGAGGAGCAATCCTACGACCTTATACAGCAGCACATCATCGACCCGGAGAACAGTCCGCTGCCGGAGCATCTGCGTGTGCAGTGCAACCGGGTGCTGCAGATAGCACGTCTTTTGGATGACTATCCGAACGAGAGCCACATCATCAACATCATGCTGGCAAAATACCGTATCTCGCGTACCCAGATAAGGAAGGACATCGCCCTGGCAAAAGAGCTGTTCAAGACACAGCACCAGTTCGACTGGGACTTCTGGTATGCCTGGATGATCAAGGACCAGATTCAGCTTATCCGGGATTGCAAGCTCAAAGGTGATCTCAAGCAATGGAACAACGCCAAGAAAGTGCTGCATCAGATGATTGGTGAGAAGCCGGCTTCCGTCGAGGACCCGCGACGCATGGAGAAGAACGTATTCTACATCCAGATCAACAGTATGGGGCAAAAGGTGGATATTCCCCTAAATGCCGTCCGCAACCTTTCCCAGGAAGAGCAGAAGGTTCTGGTGGATTCGATGTACACGCCTATCGACGACGCACAAGCTGAAGAAATAATGAACTCATAACAGATTACCCATGAAAAAATTGACAAACAAACGACTCATCTCTTACCTGGTTGACCATAAGCACATTGATATGGTATCGGTCAGCAAGACACAGATTGTCTGTACCGTATCCGCCAGGTTCAGGCCGGAAGAGGTGCCGCAGCTGCTGGCTGACACCGGGCAGGACATGCCCCGCATGACTTCCTCCGAAGGTGTGAACTACATTGTTTTCCCACGATATTGATACGGCAGGACAATGGACGAAAACGTCTGGGAAGAGGTCATACAGGTCAATCCGGCGCAGGCGGCATTCCTCGTGATGCCGTACAAGAACGGATATGTCATCTACTCGCGTGCCACGGGTAAATCATTCATTACCGGTGCCGTGATAGATGACAACATCCGGCTGATGCCACGCGGCATCACCACACTCACCCAGGCCACCATCGGGCAGGCGTTGACTAAAACCCTGCCTTCAGCGTTCAAGATGCTGGAGATGCTCGGTTATAAGCAGTGGGACCCGGTCAGCAAGACCGGTGACTATGTGGTGTGCCGCCGTCCCATCGAGGGATGGTACAAGCCATACGAGCACATCATGTCATTCGAGTACGGCATCAGCTTCAGCAACGGGCACATGCTTTATATACTCACCCAGGGCGGCAACAGCCGCGGTCCGAATGCGGACTACAACATCACCGATGAAGCGCTGACACTCGACAAGGAGAAGTTCGACCAGGAGGCGGCGCCGACCAACCGGGGTAATGAACACATCTTTGGCCGCAAGTCCGAGAATCCCGTTCTGAAGCATCACGGCAACACCTTCCTCTCCTCCATGCCTTACACGCCGGAGCAGAAGTGGCTGCTGGAGCCTGCCAAATACTACGAAGAAGAGCGCGGCATCCGGCTGTTTGATGTCTGGAATAAGATTGTGCGGTTACAGATGCAGCTCATTGATGCAAGGATTGCGAATGATGCGGGACTGTTCAAGGAGATCTGGAACGAGACCGTCCGTCTCAGGCAAAGTATCACGCCGTTCGTTTCACGTGACGGCACGCTCTTTATCCTTGGCTCCATCTTCGACAACATCGCCAATGTGGGCATGAACTATATCCTGAACCAGTACAAGGTGATGGATAAGCTTTCCTTCATGATAGAGATCCTGAACTTCATGGTGGATAAGATTGATAGCTGCTACTACCAGTTGGATGAACGCCATATCTATTACAATGCGACCAATGACGACTATATCCGTGACTTTGCCGAAGATCATAACTACAACTGGCAGCAGCTTGCCAATAACGATGACAGCCGGCGTGACCTGGACTGCAATCCCAACCAGCCGATAGAGCTGACACCCGACTGGGGTTCTGCTGCCTCATTCCTGGAAGTGGCGCAGGAGCGCAACTATGACTTCGTGACGAAGCTGCTGACCCGCGAGCCGGTGGACAACAACATCAACGAGTTCTTCGTCAAGCGTGATGAAGAGGATGACACCATGGTGAACGCGCTGATGGACAAGTTCTGTCACTACTACCGTAACCATATCAACAAACACCTGCATTATTACCGTGACCGTTACGGGGATGCACGCCGTGCCAACAACAAGAAGTCCTACAACGAGCTTGCCATCGAGCGTCTGGAGAAACATGGGTGGACGGTGGAACAGCACACCCATGCGGGCATGGAGCCACCGCAGCATGACAAGTACCTGCTCTGGGCTTCCATCCTGGCAGAGAAAGACGAACGGTTCCCGAAGAAGCGTTTCAACGGCTCGAAATGCAAATATACACTCATCTCCATGAACAACACGCGTGTCATCGAGGACCGCGAGGGGCGTTTTGCCAAGGATAAGCGCAGCGAGCGTAACCAGTCCATCCTTCCGGAAGAAGCCACCCACTTCGGTGATGCGGTGGATAAGCGTGTATGGACGAAGTACGGGCACCTGCTCAGGCAGGCATACGGATTCGTGGACGCACGTATCTGATTCACCTCATACACATACATCCGCAATCACAATCGCAATGCTTATGGCAGGACTCGCAACGTCCGCAATGGGAATCGCTGCACTTTAGGACAGAACGTCACATGCAGGACTGGCCGAGGGGCATCCTCCTTGTCATATTTCCTTGCTTCTTGCGCTTTTGGTTGCGTTTTTGGATAGGGCGCGGTCGGCAGAAACTTCCGTTTCTGTTTCCATTCGGATGGAAAGAGGGGTATTATGTATTCATTATCAAAGAAGTATATTTCTTATAACATTCATTAACAAAGAGCACGGCGCGCGCAAAATCCGTACTGAAGGAACAGGCAGGCAAATCTATTTCCTCCAGTACGGATTTTGCGCGTCTCAGCGGTAAGTAGCGGCAGCTACTTGCGTTTGTCCGCATCCATGCAGGTAGACCCGGTCTTTTCCGTTTCAATATCTAAGGTGGAGACCGTAGAGCGGTATAGTTTTCAACTATGCGTTTCAGGCTGTTTCCTTTTCTGATTGTCGCCCTTCATTTCTGTCCCCTATCACCACGCAGTTTCGCTTTTTTGTGCTGCAAAGGTAAATGTTGACGTCGCTGGCTCAAGTTCGGGCTGACGTTTCATAAAAAATCTCCACCCTTCGGGTAGTATTCAGGCCGTTCCGGTTTTCTGAAAAACTTGCTCTTGCTCCTTACAACACCTTTTGATGCAGCGTAAAAAAGGCGAAACATACCGCGTAGCGACAGGCGACGCAGAAAAAAAAAGCTCCAATCAGGGAAACAGCCAAATTTGAAAAGGCTCACACCCGGAAGCTCAAGGTTCAACATAAAAATTGCAGCATTATGAAAACATTTACTTACAAACAGGCTATCGAGGTCTTGAACAAGTATTTCAAGGGATACAGAATATTGAAGAAGTTTGACGGGATTAGGGAGCTGAGCATTCTTTTTCGGGATGTGAACGGGAAAAAATGGGAATTGCTTTCAACAGCCGACCCCTATTTTCAGACGGTAGAAGATTATGTGATTATAGAGGCGTAATATTTTAATACATAGCATCTTAATACATAGAATTATGAAAAAGGAAAGAGACGAAAAGAAAGAACGTGAAGCACGCTTGCTGAAAAGGCAGCAGTTGAAAACATTGTCGCAGTCTTTGGTTGCCCGTAGGGAGATGGGCGAATACATGGGCAATGAGGATGACACGGTAAACGGTCTGTTGCGGTTTCACTACGCCTGCAAAGGATATACCAACCTAAAGACTTTCAAGGAGTGGAAAGAGGCGGGCTACACCGTTCGCAAGGGAGAAAAAGCCCTGCTTATATGGGGAATGCCCATCACTTCGAAAGCGGAAAAACAGCGCATTGAGGAACTGAAAAAACAAGGCCGGGAAGAGGAAGCGAAAGAGGACTTTTTCCCCTTATGCTATCTCTTTGCCGAAAGCCAGGTGCACAAGTTAGAGAAGTAGGTTAACCACTATTTATAAATCATTAATTATTAACTTTTTAAAATTTACAACAATGGAAAAAGAAGTAAAAACAATCGGTCAGGAAGTAACTAAGGCAGTAGAAACCATGAAAGAGGCAGGCAAGCAGGGAAAGCAGCCCCAACAGCAACAAGAGAAAGCGGAAAAGCCCGATACCCCCAAGGGTAAGGGGAAGAGCCCTAAAAAGGACGAGGCTGCCAAATTGCAGGAGGAAATCAACCGCAAGACGAAAGAGCTGGAAAAATGTTTGGCCGAGCTGGAACGGAAGAAAGAGATTTCCCGTAACCGTACCGCATTCATCAACGCTATGGATAAGCTGGATGAAGCGGCAGGAAAGCTGAAAGAGGACAATTCTTTTGAAACGACCCTCTATAAATTGCGGTTTGCGGACGCTTCGGGCTATGGCAGTAATAGCGACATCTTTACCATTTCTAACCGTTATTTGCTGGAAGAGTTCATAAAGTTTATGAAGAAAAAAATACAGTCGAAAATCGAAGAACTGGAACAGCTTCTAATCAGTGAATAACAAACAGAATAGCCCACTTTCGGGTGGGCTACCTAATAAAATACGGATATTATGGATACTTTATTTGATAGCCCATGCCGCTACATGAGCGACAGTGAACTTTTGTACGAAATCAGTAACAACAGACAGATTGTTTCGGACATCGAACGCAGCAACGAAGTGATAGACCTTGAAAAATTGTTTTCCTCTTTGACTCCTGGGCGCAGGAGGGTAGCCGTAGCAGCCGTGGAGATATACAAGAGACAACAGTCGCAGCAGGTGGAATGCAGGCAGATATTAAGGAGTGAAGACATATACGAACTGATGGGGCCGTTGATAGGAGATTTGCCGAATGAGGAGTTTTGGGCCATATCTCTCAATCAATCTGCCAAGCTTATCAAGAAAGTACGTATATCGGTAGGCGGCATAGACCAGACTTCAGCGGATATAAGGCTGATTATGCGTGTGCTGATTGATACGGGGGCTACTCAGTTTGCAGCGGTACATAACCATCCGAGTGGTAACATCCGACCGAGCAATGAGGACAAGAGACTGACGGAGCAGCTTAAAAAGGCGGCAGGGTTATTAAATATTAGGATGATAGACCATGTGATTATAACGAATGGTGGATATTACAGTTTTGGCGATGAGGGGCTGATTTGACGGAGGGGTGCAGGGCGCACCCATTCCGTTTGCTCGCACGCTCGCAAACGGAATGGGGCCCGAAAAGCGGAATGACTGGTCGTGTTGCCGTTCCTTTAACCACGGAGGGGCTTTTTTTGTCCTATGAGAGCGGATGGTTGGGTTCTATCTTTGTGACAAAAAAAGAGATATGATACGCTTTTTCACAAGATTCGTCGCCACCTATGGGTATGATTCACCGAAGGAGTTCTTTCTTTCGGTGGCTCCGAGCTTCAAGTACAACCTGCAATTTCCGGCCATCTCCTTCAGCGCCGTCACTGCCGTAGTCAGCGAATGGATAGGCATTACACCGTTCCTGGCCATGGCCATGCTCGTCGCCATTGTCTCAGAGATGTGGACGGGCATCCGGGCAAGCAAGGTCCAGGGAATAGGATTTGAAAGCTTCCGTTTCTCACGCTGCATCATCAAGCTGTGTATATGGCTGACCATCATCTATATCACCCACTCGTTCTATCTGGAGAGCAAGGCCGGAGCGGAAGAAAGCTTTGTCATGCTACTGGCCACCCTGTTCTTTTCCATTGTTAAGGTGTTCGTCATGACCTGGTTCTGCGTCGAGCACGTGACAAGCATACTGGAGAACCTGGCGGTCATCGACGGCAAGCCGAAAGACGCGCTGATCAAGCAGGTGGGAATATTGTGGGTGACAGTCACGGATAAATTCAGAAAAAAGGCCGATGAGACGGAAGGTTAGCCATATGTTGCTTTGTGCGGTTATCGCACTTCTCTCCGGCTGGGCCGGCCACTGGCTGGGTTCCCGGAAACGGAGCATTGTCCGCGTACCGGAAACGGTAGTCAGGCATGATACAATACGCCCTGCCATTCCGGAACCGGAGGTGATTGTCCGTGAGGTACCCACAGAAGTGGATACGGCGGCTATACTGGCCGACTATTTCTCGGAGAAGCATTATCTTGATACAATTATTGAACGCCCTTACCTGAAAGTGGAGCTGACCGATGTCATATCCCGCAATTCATTGCTTGACCGCACGGTAGTGGTGGACTACCGGCAACCGGTCGTCCACCATAACGCGCTGGTCTTGGGAATGGATGCGGGACGTTACGGATGTGTACTGTCCGCAGGGTACCGGCGTAAGTCCTGGGAGTTCAGGGCGGGCTATGACTTGTACAACAGGTCACTGGTGTTGGGAGTATCTAAAGACTTATGGAGATGGTGACAAATCTTGTAAATGACTCATATGTGTTTTCCTCTGACATGCAGGACATCCGCATTGCGGACGTGCATGACAAACTGAGCCTCAGGATAGAGGTTGACGGGCAGGAGGCACTGTCCGAAATTTATTATCCGGACCACAGCAACACAGTCATCATTTGCGACCCCGGAGACATTATCAATGAGTATTTTGTACGTCCTGATCTCAACGGTGGGGATGACCGTGTGGCCTTGCCGCCCATGGAGGTACGGCTGGAACTCTCGGACAGCGAATCCACCGAAAACTATACCCTGCATGTATTTTACTCAAGGTATCATGTGTCTTTTGACCCGCAGACGGACTTTATCTTCTACTCCCGATATAAAATCAAGCATATCAGGCAGAACAGCATTGACTATCTCTCCTTTTTCGTCTCGGCCAGGACAGAGGTATTTATAGACATCATATACATGGAGTCCGGCTCCAGCATCAAGAAAACCATAAAGCTCGAACAGTCCGGCACAGACCGCATGACGGCATATAACATGAGTCCGGTAAAGATAAGCCGGCTCTCAGGCGTCCAATGCGACAATATCATATCGTATGACGCACGCATCACCAACGGTACATTGACAGACCTTGTAAGGTATGTCCTTGACCGGCAGAACCACCGGGAAATGCACCAGTTCCTCTACTATAACGTGTTCGGGCTCCCGGAATCGATTTCATTTTCCGGACTGGTACAGTACAGTCCGGAACTGGAGGGGGATATTGCAGACCTGACGAAACAGAAACGGAGATTCAGCCCTTTCTTCAACGATTTACGCACTGTCAATACCGGCTATCTGGACGAAAACAAATACAAGGCATTGGTGGACATGCTGACTTCTCCGGTACAGCGATGGTATGACACGCCATCGCTTCCGATGGAGATCATCATCACGAACATAGACTTTACCCATACCAAGATGGGAAACCAGCGAGTGAACGTGAACCTCACCTTCTGCCCGGCAAGCAGAAAGCACCAGGTATTTGACCGGTACTCGTTCGGTGGAGGAATATTCGACTACACATTTGACAGAACATTTGAATGATATAACGATATGGAGACAATACGCAGAAACCTGGCTCTGGCCGACATGGACATCCGCACGGACGAACGCGGACGCCGGCGCATCTTTTCGATAAAGTTCGTCAGTAAGGAAGGCAAGGTCTATTTCATGCCCCAGGCCTACGCCTGCGGTGCAGGACGCATGAACATGAAGGAATACCAGCTCCGGGGCGTGCAGCCCTGCGACTGCAAGGGAAATCCGGAAGGACACCCCTACCCTGTGGATATTGACCTGATACTGGAGTATAACAAAAAGAAAATAATATTCTGATGAACATATTGTTTAATTCAAGCGGCATTCCCCTGCTGATGCAGTCCACGTACATATTCGGCGAAACGACGGGGACACCCCAAAATGAAATGAAGGAGCGTACCCGAATCCTGGCGCCATATGACTTGTCGAATGTTTCCTATATAGACATCGACGGAGTGAAGGTGCGTCCATGGGGAGATGAGAATGATTTCCCCCAGAAGGCGGCTGAAGAGATAGGAAACACCAGCGTGCTCAATACGGGCCTGAAGTTTCTTCGTAACCTGACACTTGGGCAAGGCATATATCCTTGTACGGTGAACGGTTACGACAATGATGGTAACGAGATACTGAAGCCCGTTACCGATAGCCGGGTACAGACTTTTATTGCTTCTCGAAATGTGAGGCGCTACATGGAGAAGGTGCTTCGGGATTACTTGAAATTCGGTAACGGTGCCGTCCAGTTTGTGCCGTCGGCTGCCGGCAATTCTTTTGCAGGGGTCAATCCGGTCAATGCGCTTTACCGCCGTTATTCCGAAATGGACGAATACGGTGCCTGCAAGTGCATCGTTTCCGGATATTGGCCGCAACGTCCGGACAAGGGACAATACACCAGGCTGGATGTGCTCTCCGAATACGACCCGCAGATGCACGCCGAGGTGTTGAAGTTTGCCGGAAAGGTGAAGGACAGTTTCATCATGCCGGTACGCGACAGCTGGAGCAACGACGACCTTTACGGCATGCCCATCTGGTGGCCCGCCTACGTTTGTGGATGGGTGGAGATAGCCCATCTTATCCCCCATTTCCTCAAGAAAGCCTACAAGAACCAGATAACCTGGAAGTGGCATGTACAGATACCGTATTCCTACTGGGAGAAGAAATACCCGTCCAAGGACTATTCTGCCAAGGAACGTGAGGCGGCCATACAGAAGTACATGGATTCTGTGGAGCAGAACCTTTGCGGACCGGACAATGCGGAGAAGCCCATCTTCTCGCATTATGCCGTGAATGAGATGAACGGCAGGATTGAGGAGGAGTGGAAAATCAAGCCGCTGGAGAACAAATACCAGGGCAGTGACAATCTTCCGGTGTCGGCAGCCGCCAACTCGGAAATTCTGTTTGCATTGATGGTGAATCCGAATGTGCTCGGTGCAGGTATGCCCGGTGGCACCTATGCCGGCAACCAGGGCGGTTCCAATATCCGTGAGGCTTTCCTTGTGAACATTGCCAACGCGTGGATTGACCGGCAGAATATCCTGGACCCTATAGAACTCTATATCAAAATGAACGGCATGCCGGAATGCGAGCTGCGTTTCCGCAATACCGTTTTAGTAACCCTCGATACCGGCAGCGGTACCAAAAAAACGTTGAGCTAATGATATTCAGTGCAAAAAAATGGAACAACGGCAAGGAGCTGAAAGCGGTGATGAAGGTGAACACCGCCATCTCCTTTGACATGATGGAGGCACCGCTTCGGAATGCTTTCCGACAATACCTCGTACCGTTATTGGGCGATGCGATGGCAGGCGAAGTAGTCGAGATATACGAATTCGGTCCAAATCCGGATGTATTGGAACAGAATACCGAAGGGGCAACCGAACGGGAGAAACTGGACAGCCGCCTGCTGGAGATTTGCAAACGCGCGAACGCGAACCTGGCGTTCTGGAACGATTTCGATGAAATCAGCATGCGTATCACCGATGCGGGATTCCAACGTCAGAAATCCGACAACGGCGAATCATTCCAGCAGGTGTACAAGTACCAGGAAGATAACCTGCGGGCATCGCTGCGCAACAAGGGGTTCAATGCGCTCGACGAGCTGCTTGAGTTTCTGTATGCCCATATAGCCGAATATCCGGAGTTCGCGTCCTCCCAGGCCTATCAGGACCGTAAATCGGCCATTGTCCGCAGTACCGCGGATGTCAATGACGTCTGTTTTATCAATGGCAGCCGGATTGTTTTCCTTCGCCTGCAGCCGCACCTGAAGTTTGCCGAGGAGATGCTCCTTCAGCCGGCCATCGGTGACAAGCTGTATGAGCATCTGATTGACGGGCTGGTAAATCCCCCAGAAGACGAAGAAGCCCGGAAGAGCGTGGAGCGGTTGCGCCTTTCCTGCTCCCGCTACATTGTGGCAATGGCGGTCAGACGGCTGCTGATGGAGACGGGTAGCGTCACGGACCGGGGGCTGTACTTCACCGCTGTACAGCCGGGCGAGAAGGGCAATGAGGAGAAGAGACCCGTCGATACGGAGCGTATCGCCGTACAGATCCAGAATCTGAAAGCGGATGCGGACATGTACATGACCGTTCTGCTGCGTACGGTACGGAGTTGCTTTGAGAATTTCTATGAGGGTGATCCCAGGCAGATATACGACCGGGACAATGACCATAAACGCACATTCTGGACATGAGGGAGCTTCGCATTGCATACCGTAGATTCGGAATCCGCCATGAGATAATCCGTCGGGTACCCCAGAAATGGGAGGAACTGACACCGGCACAGTTCCTGCTCGTCTCGCGGCTTTATCTTCAGGAAATGGACGAACCCTCCTTCCTGAAGGAGTTCTATTCCCTGCCGTCCGGGGTCGGTTCCGACACCTATTACAGTTATAAGCTGAGCGAACTGGTGGAGTTCATCAGCGACTGCCGTGTCCGGATGGACCGCTTTATCCTTCCTGCCGTCTCCGGGCTGAAAGCACCGGGCGAACGCCTGAAGGGGATGTGTTTCGAGCACTTCATGCACGTGGACACGGCTTTCAACCGATATGTCCGTGACGGCAAGGATGCCTCGCTGGACACTTTCGTATCAATGCTCTATTTGAAGGACAACGAATATATTGTCCTACCGTCGGGTGGGAAAAACGGCTTATTTAGCAGGCAGAAACCGCTGATACTGCAAAAACGGACAGCAAAGGTGGCAAGGATTGACAGACACGTCAAGTATGCCGTATTCCTGAACTACGTTTTTGTCAAGAGGTGGCTTTCAAAGGCCTTTCCTTTCCTCTTTCCGTTGGATGATGAACCGGAGGAAAAGCGGAAAAGACCAACAGCACCGTCTGTCAACTGGCTCGACATCTTCGACGCTTTTGTCGGTGACGATGTGGCAGTGATGGAGAAATACCAGGCAATGCCGGTGGCAACGGCATTCCGTATATTGAATAAAAGAATCCGTGACGCTCAAAAACAGAAGAAATGACTTTTTCGGAATACATAGAGAAGCTGGCTGAAAGGCATGTCGATATACGACACAAGGAGAATGATGAAGTACACTTCCTCTCATCAGAACGGGAGAAGCATACGGCACTGGACAGCGTGCTCCACTATCCGGCAGTGATTGTGGACCGTGGCTCAGGATTCGGTTACGGCGGTAATCCGGGTGCATACCGGAAAGACCGCGATTACCTGCTCTTCATTGTGGAGCATGTGTCCGACACCTCCGACTATGAGCAGATAGAGGCTGCCCTTGACAAGTGCGAACGTATTCTTGATGAGCTGCTCAACCAAATTTTGGAAGACAAAAGGATGAAAAGGCTGTGGCTCGCTTTTTCCTTGGAAGATGTGGAAGCGGATTATGTGGTGAACAATGATAACCAGCTTTATGGCGTGGTTGCGGCTGTTAGTCTGTCCGAACCTTATAAAGCTTTGAACTGCCGGAAGGCATTTGTTTCATAATATGGCAGATACGATTGACATACTCAAGGAACTTGCTCTACAGGTACGGTACGCTACCCAGGAGAATGAGAATACGGCGGAACGTGTAGGCCGCACGCTGGTCGGAATCTTGAATCTGTTATCCAAATACTCCCCTGAAGAATTGGAGAAGATTTTTCTGAGGAAAGACAGAGCTGACGGCACAAATTTTCTGTTGAAGTTCGGCGAGTTTATCGACTCTATGGTCGCAGGCAAGGGTGCCGGA